GACATTCGTGACGATCGTAAGTTCATGACGATGCTTGAAGACTATTGGCTACCACGCCGTGAAGGTGGTAGAGGTACGGAGGTTACTACCCTACCAGGTGGCCAGACACTGGGACAAATGGACGACGTCCTATACTTCCAAAAGAAGTTTTTACAGGCGCTTAATGTTCCGGTGTCAAGACTTAATTCAGATGCTTTGTTCTCTATCGGTAGAGCAACAGAAATTACAAGAGACGAACTTAAATTCGAGAAGTTTGTTGTTCGTCTAAGAAACAGATTCTCACAGTTGTTCCTAAAGCTACTTGAAAAGCAGTTAGTTCTTAAGGGTGTAACAACGGTTGATGATTGGAAAATGCTAGCAGCAAATATCCGTTTTGACTTCTCATCAGATAATTATTTTGGCGAGCTTAAAGACGCTGAAATGCTTAATGGTAGAATTCAGCTTGCTGCTTCAATGCAACCAATCGCTGGTCAGTATTATTCACATCAGTGGATTCGTAAGAATGTTCTTAAGCAGACTGATACTGATATGAAAGAACAAGACGGTCAGATTGGTAAGGAACAGAATTCTGGTGAATCTAGATGGATTAATCCAACTATTCTCAGCAACGAACAAATGGCAATGCAAACTGATATGATGGAACAACAAGGACAGCAAGGATTGCAGCCTGGAGTTGAAGGACAAATGGGTGGACCAGACCCAGAAACTCAGCAAAGAATTGAACAAGTTCGTCAGGCTGAAATTATCGTCGATCAGATGAAGAAAATGCCAAAGGGCAATAGAACTATGGCTGATGAAGCCAAATATAAAGCGGCTGTTCAAGTTATCGCCAAGAATCCAGGTTTAACTACAAAGGCGCTAGCTGGTGGTGCGCCGCAACAACAACAGTAAGGTGAGATGTAATGTCAGAAGATAATAAATATGGAATAAATGATTTAATTTCTGCAGCTGTTCTTCAGAAACCATTAGAGTTCGAAACAGCGTTTGCTGATATTGTTACTGATAGAATTAGAACTGCAGTAGAAAATAAAAAAATCGAAGTCGCTCAGCAGCTTTATAATTATGAACCAGAAGCTGAAAATGATGATGAGTTTGGCGCTGCTGATATGGACGTAGACAACTCAGAGGAAGAAGAAAATGGCGAAGCCGCTTAGAGATATTACAAAGCATGGTGTAAATGCTAGTAAAGAAGTACCAAACGATCTAACAAATCTCGCCATGTCACCTGAAGGTAACAAGGGTGAAATTGAGTTTGCAAAGAAACATAAAATTAGCAGAAAAGAAGATCCTGCTGGCAATGGCGACGAAGTGTTCAAAGGTAGTAACATAAAAGTTGCCAAATACGACAAGCAAGACGCTAAGGTTTACGAAGAAGCCGAAGAGGAGCTTGACGAAAAATATTTGGGTTTTAAGAAGCTCAAAGCATCTATCGCTGCCAAAGGCGACGTTAGAGATCCAGGAGCCGTTGCTGCTGCTATTGGGCGTAAGAAATACGGCAAAGAAAAGTTTCAGGCAGCTGCTGCCAAGGGTAAAAAGTTAAGAGAAGCAACCTCTAAGTGCAATCATACTGGTCTTGGCGTTATGTGCGAAATGCATGGCACAGAAAAATGCCCTCCAGGTATTGAACCAAAAGACATTCCAAAGTTTGGTCAGAAAGTTTTACTAGACAAAAAAGCAACTGTTAAAGAAGAAGTTATCAGCGAAGTCGCTCCGCCAAATCCAAAGATTGAAGCATGGGTTAAGGCCAACAAAGAGCGTTTCGTAAAAGAATATGGTAAAGAAAAAGGCACTCAGGTTCTTTATGCCAAAGCGTGGAAAATGCATGGTCAGTCAGAATCAGGTTCTGCAACAAATACAGATTATACTGGACCAGGAGCCTCTGGATGGACAACTGGTAGATTAGATGTGGGGACTCTATAATGTTTATTAAATTACTTGGCGCCGAAAGAGCAATTACTACAGCAAACAATTTTGGCAACACTGCAAATCTTTGTAGAGTTGTAAACCCAACTACTGCTGCTGTTCTTAATATTGCATATGCTAATGGTGTTGTATATGCTAACACAACGGTTACAAATACAGCTCCAATTTATGTTGTTAAATCATTAACAGATACACTTCAAGGTACTGGTTTATTAGCAACTCCAGTAGCATACAGAGGATAAGAGATGAAACTCATCGCCGAATTAAACGAAGATACTCAATATATTACTGAGAGATCTGAAGACGGTAAAAGAAGCCATTATATTACTGGTCGTTTCATGACCGCTGAAGAAAAGAATAAGAATGGTAGAATGTATAAAAAGGATATTCTAGAAAATGAAGTTTCTAGATATCTCAGAGAAGTTGTTCAGGCCAAAAGAGCTTTCGGCGAATTGAATCATCCTTCAGGACCAACAATTAACCTAGACCGTGTTTCACATATCATTACAGAACTATCATGGGATGGTAACTACGTAAACGGTAAAGCCAAAATTACATCAACTCCAATGGGTGAAATTGCTAGAGGTCTCCTTGAATCAGGTGGACAGCTTGGTGTTTCTACACGTGGTATGGGTTCTTTGAAAGAAGAAAAAGGTGTAATGGTTGTTCAATCCGATTTCAAACTTTCAACAGTTGATATTGTTTCTGACCCTAGTGGTCCTGGTTGCTTCGTAAATGGTATTATGGAAAACGTTGAGTGGATTTACGATCCAGTCAAGAACACATGGCATGAAGAAAAACTTCATGAAATTAAAAAGACTGTTCATAAGATTTCAAAAGCGCAGTTAGAAGAAAAGAAACTTGCTATATTTGAAGCATATCTTACTTCTTTAGCAAAATCTAAATTTTTATAAATATATGTAAATTTCACTAATAGGAGACTATTTCAATGGATAACCAAGAATTCGATCTTGAAGATGTTGCTAACCTAGAGGATACTGCTGTATCCGAGGCAAAGCACGAAGAGGAAGAAGAAGAGGAAGAAGAGTCTTCTAAGTCTGAAAAGAAGGACAAGAAAGACAAGAAAGAAAAGATGGACGAGGAAACACTCGCTGCATCTTCACTTCATCCAAAGGCTCGTGGTTCAGAAGCTATGCCAAAGCTAAAGGCAATGACTGGCGTTATGAATGTCATGGCTGGTATGGGTAATTCTGACCTAATCAATTTCTTCAATCAGGTTCAGGCTCAGTTTGGTCCAGGTAAGGATCATGGTGTTGGCGATAAGTCAGCACAGAATCAGTCATCAATTGACATGACTACTGGTTCAGGTCCAAAGACTCGTGATGCTATGCCAAAGCTAAACGTCAAGGAAGACATTGAAGAAATGTTCAATGGCCAGGATCTTTCCGAAGAATTTAAAGAAAACATTTCTACACTATTCGAAGCTGCAGTTTCAGCAAGAACTATTCTTGAGACTACTCGTCTTGAAGAAGAATTCGAAACTAAGCTACAGGAAGAAATCGCTAACTTCAATGAAGAAGTAACTTCAAAGCTCGACACATATCTTGATTATTGTGTTGAAAACTGGATGAAGGAAAATGAAGTAGCTATTGAATCAACTCTACGCAACGAACTCGCAGAAGAATTCGTTGATGGATTGAAGAGCCTATTCGCTGAGCATTACATCAATGTTCCAGAGAATAAGGTTGACGTTCTAGAGGCAATGGCCGAGAAGGTTGCTGCTCTCGAAGAAAAGATGAATGAAATAATTTCTGAAAATGTTGAGCTAAAGAATAATTTGCTAGTTTCATCTGCAAATGAAATCTTTGAGAACATTTCTTCTGATCTTGCACTGACTCAGAGAGAAAAGTTCGCTGCTCTAGCAGAGGGAATTGAGTTCGACGGCGATCTAGAAGTTTTCGAAAAGAAGCTAATGATCGTTAAGGAGAACTACTTCAAGAATGACGCTACTGTAAGTTCTTCAAACATTGAAGAAGAAACTTTTGAAGGCGAGATTAATGAATCTGTTGTTAACGTTGATCCTTCGGTCAGCCGTTACGTTCAGGCTCTCGCAAGAACAGTTAAAAAGTAATATATTATAAATAGAAAAGATATTTATTTCTTAGAAAGGAAAACAAATGTATCTAGCTGAGGAAATTCAAAACAAGTGGGCACCAGTTCTTGACCACGACGCTCTTGGTACCATTAAGGACCAGCACCGCCGTTCAGTAACTGCAGTTATGCTCGAGAACACAGAGAAGGCTCTTCGTGAGTCAGCTTCACATGGTCAGTATCAGACTCTAACTGAAACTGATTCATTCGTTCATAACAACCTAATGGGCGCTTCATCTTCAACTCAGGGAACTGGTGGTATCGATACTTTCGATCCTGTCCTAATTTCTCTAGTTCGTCGTGCAATGCCTAACCTAATTGCTTACGATATCTGCGGCGTTCAGCCAATGACTGGTCCAACTGGACTTATCTTCGCAATGCGTTCACGTTATGCTACTGGCGGAAACTCTTCAGTCCAGTCATTCAACAACTCCGGCGCAGAAACATTCTACAACGAAGTTAACACTCAGTTCTCATCTGTTACTTCAGGAGCTAACACTCTTGGTCAGAAGCATGTTGGTACCATCCCAGGTGCTACTAACACTTCACCACTAACAGCTGTTAACACTTATAACACTGGTTACGGTATGTCAACATTCCAGGCTGAAGCCCTAGGAACTGATGCCAATACTGCATTCCCAGAAATGGCTTTCTCAATCGAGAAGGTTACTGTATCAGCTAACACTCGTGCTCTAAAGGCAGAGTACACTATGGAACTAGCTCAGGATCTTAAGGCTATCCATGGTCTAGACGCTGAAACAGAACTAGCAAACATTCTATCAGCTGAAATCCTAGCCGAAATCAACCGTGAAGTTGTTCGTACTATCAACATCACTGCTGAAGCTGGCGCTCAGGAAAACACAACTACTCCAGGTATCTTCGATCTTGATACTGATTCAAACGGTCGTTGGTCAGTTGAGAAGTTCAAGGGTCTTATGTTCCAGCTAGAACGTGAAGCCAATGCTATCGCCAAGCAGACTCGTCGTGGTAAGGGTAACATCGTTATCTGTTCTTCAGACGTTGCTTCTGCTCTACAGATGGCTGGTGTTCTAGACTACACTCCTGCCCTTAACTCAAACAACCTACAGGTTGACGATACAGGTAATACCTTCGCTGGTATCCTAAACGGACGTCTAAAGGTTTATATCGATCCATACGCTCTAGGTGGTAACTACCTAACAGTCGGCTATAAGGGTTCATCAGCATTCGACGCTGGTCTATTCTACTGCCCATACGTTCCACTACAGATGGTACGTGCTGTTGACCAGTCATCATTCCAGCCAAAGATCGGCTTTAAGACTCGTTACGGCATGGTTGCAAACCCATTCGCCGAAGGTACTAACCAGGGTCTTGGACGTCGTGCTATCAGCACTAACAAGTACTACCGTCGTCTTATCGTTAACAACCTTATGTAAGAACCACATAAGCAAGGTGGCGAAAAACTTAGGGGGAGCTTCGGCTCCCCCTTTTTAGTATATAAAGGTTGAATAAGAAAATCTTCCCATCCTATTGAATGGTGTTTTGTCTTTCATAATTACTGGCTCTACTGTATGCATAGCCTTTGACGGAAATAATATCCCTGAATTATTTTTAATTTCTACCCGATAATCAATATCGTTCAGAATCAAATCTCCTCCAGTAAATTGTTTTGGTTCTTTGAACAGCCAAAATATAAAAGTAAATTCACTAGCGTCTCTGTGTGTTAAGTAATAATCATTATCTTGATAGTAGCTAAACAGAGTCCTAGTATTATAAAAGTTCTTCGAAAAGAATTCAAAATTGTTATCCTTTTCGTTTAATTCAGAAAAAGGAAGATACTCGAATTGTTTACTTGATAACCTCAGGTAATTTGAAAACTTCATAGGTTCAGAGTAGATATCTTCCAAGAATAATCCTTTGTTAGTTTTTAAAAGATTACCCTCTTTATCTCGTGCAGCGCCAGAATTAGCAGTCAATTCTAATTTCTTTTCATCGCATAAGAATATGCATTCTTTGTATATGGTTTGTAGTTCTTCATCGTCGTAAATATTTTCATATAGGACGAAAGAAAATTTGTCAGTTTTTAGATGATTAAAGTCCATTATATCCTCATATAAATAGTAGAAAGGAGTTAAAATGACAGCGATAGATAACACACCATCTAATAAAAACTTTCTAAGTCCTCTGAATTTCAAGTTCACGATTAAGAAAGCACCGCATGTCAACTTCTTTATTCAGAAAGTTAATATACCAGACCTAAGTTTAAAGCCTGTTATCACATCAAACCCAATGGTCGTTATACCGCAAATTGGGGATCACTTAGATTACGGTTTACTTAATATTACTTTTAAGGTCGACGAAGATCTACAAAATTATCTAGAGCTTCATAATTGGATGAAGGCTCTTGGTAAGCCTAAAGATTTTGTTGAAAGAAAGGCTATCAGAGAAAACCCTTCTTATACAGGAGATGGCGAAACTTCGGATATTTCTCTTATGGTTCTTTCTTCTACAAAAATGGCTAATTATGAAATCGTATTCACAGATGCACATCCAACAAGTTTGACTGGTGCAGTTTTCAATACAACGGACGACGATGTTAATTATATCGAAGCGTCTGCTACATTTAAATATACTTATTACGACATTAATAACGTATAAAGATCTTTACTTTTTTCCAGAATTATAGTATACTATTGACAGTTTAAAAGTCAAAGGCGATAATATGAAGATTGATGAAATTTTTGAGCAGTGGGAAAAAGACACTCAGGTCGATAAGACCGAGCTAGGGGATGCTTCTTTAGACACCCCTAAACTCCACCATAAATATTTTCAAATTCTAGTTAAAGAAAGATTAACTCTTCGCAAATACGAAGCAGAGTTAAAACAACTCAAGCTAGACAAATACGAATTTTTAACGCAAGGTCCAAACGAAGAGACAAAAGATAAAGGCTGGAGATTACCAGCAAGAGGAATGGTCCTTAAAGGCGATATTCCTATGTATCTTGATGCTGATGATGATATCATTAACATTACCTTGAAAGTTGGATTACAGCAAGAAAAAATAGAACTACTTGAATCAATCATTAAACTTGTTATGAATAGAAATTATATCATTCGTAATGCAATTGATTGGCAGAAGTTCACTATGGGAGCATAATGGTAGATATTATCCAGGTCGAGAAATGCGACGAGACTTACATCAAGGTTAAATGCGAACCTAGTATTATGATGGAGATGAGTGACTTCTTCACCTTCTCTGTTCCAGGAGCGCAGTTCACTCCAAAGTTTAGAGCTAAAGTTTGGGACGGTAAGATTCGTTTGCTCAACACTATGACTGGACTTATCTATCATGGTTTGCTTTCTTACATCGAAGAATTCTGTCACAAAAGAGAATATCAAATAGAATATCTTTCTGATTTTTCTACAGAAGAATTTTCTATCAAAGAAGCAAAAGAATTTATCCAAAGACTAAAACCAACATTTCAACCAAGAGATTATCAGTTAGATGCATTCGTGCATGCAGTAAGAGAACGTAGATCACTATTACTATCACCAACTGCTTCTGGTAAATCGTTTATCATTTATTTGCTTGTGAGGTATTATGCGAAAAGAACTCTCATTATTGTACCAACTACTTCTCTTGTTAGTCAGCTTTCCTCTGATTTTGCTGATTATGGTTTCGACTCTTCCACTTACGTACATCGTGTATACGCTGGAAAAGATAAGGTCACAAAACGACCAATCACAATCACAACTTGGCAGAGCATATACAAGTTACCTAAAGAATTCTTTAATAACTTTGATGTTGTCATCGGAGACGAGGCTCATCTCTTCAAAGCAAAATCTCTTACTTCTATACTTGCTAAACTCTCCGGATGTCGCTATCGTTTTGGACTTACCGGAACACTGGATGGTAGCCAAACCCACCGCCTCGTCCTTGAAGGGCTCTTTGGGCCAGTCAGAAAAGTCATCTCAACAGCAGAGCTAATTGAGAAGAAGCATCTTGCAGATTTTAATATTAAAGGTATTGTTCTAACATATCCTGATGATATTAGAAAGATGATTGCTCGTTCGAACAAGTATCAAGCAGAGCTAGATTATATTGTAAGATGCGAAGCAAGAAATAAATTTATTAAAAACTTAGCATTATCTTTAGAAGGTAATACTCTGATACTATTTCAATTCGTTGAAAAGCATGGTAAAGATCTCTATGAGAAGATTCTCTCAGAAGCAGGAGATCGTAAGATTTTCTTCGTTCATGGTTCAGTCGATGGCGAAGAAAGAGAAGAAATTAGGAGGATTGTTGAAAATGAGTCTAATGCTATTATCGTCGCTAGTGTTGGTACTTTTTCTACCGGAGTCAATATTAAGAATCTCCATTCTATTATTTTTGCTAGCCCAAGTAAGTCTCGCATCAGGAATCTACAGTCAATTGGCCGTGGACTACGTAAGTCTGATACGAAAACTGCTGCTACCTTATATGATATAGCAGATGATATGTCTTGGAAATCAAAGAAGAACTTTACTCTTTTGCACTTCATGGAACGAGTAAAGATATACAATGAAGAGAAGTTTAAGTATAAACTCTATAAAGTAGAACTAAAGCTTTAATATTCAACTCTGGCACTAGTGATTATACCTGTGTCTTGAAAAATGTCAAGGAATATATTATGGAAGTAAAGAAGCCAAAAAGAAAAACAAATTATATCAACAACAAGACTCTCTACGGAGCTATGATTCATTATAAAAATGAATTGAAAGAAGCCGTGGCTGCAGGAAAAGAAGAACCTATCGTTCCGAAATATATCGGAGAGTCTATTCTTTTGATTTGTAACAACCTTGCCAAGAAGCCAAACTTCTCTGGATACACTTATAAATCCGATATGATCAGCGATGGCATTATGGATTGTATTGCAGCAGTTGATAATTTCAATCCTGATAAAACAAACAATCCGTTCGCATATTTTACCCAGATTGCATGGAACGCTTTCCTTCGTCGCATTCAAAAAGAAAAGAAACAGACTTATATCAAGATGAAGAATTTTGAGAACAGCTTTATCTTCTCTGAAATGCAAGAAGAAGGACATGCTACTCAATTGAAATCTAATGAGTATTCAGCTGATGTTGTTAGGTCGTTTGAAGATAAGTTGACAAAAAGCAAAAAACCTAGTAAGCTAGTTGGAGTTGAGAAATTTTCAGAGGTAGAAGAAAATGAAGAATGAACATCTCGTGCCTGTTAATATTCAGGATATTGTTAACAGATTAAACGATAAGACTATTAAAGAAAACGAAAAGGCTAATCTTCTATTACGTCTTGACGCTATTCGTGATTATGTCACCGCCGCAGTAGTGAGAGCAAATGAAAATCGCCCTTTTAACCGATAGTCACGCAGGAGTCAGAAATGACTCTATTGCGTTCCATGATTATATGAAAAAGTTTTATGATGATGTGTTTTTCAAATACCTCGATACAAATGGCATTCGAAACGTGGTTCATTGTGGGGATATTGTTGACCGTCGTAAGTATATTAATATTAATACTGCTTATCGTCTCAGAAAAGATTTGATCGAACCTGCTATTGAGCGTGGAATTACTTGGCATCAGATTCTAGGCAATCATGATGTCATGCATAAAAACACTAATAAGATTAGTTCTTTTACAGAACTTTTTAATAAGTTTCCACTAAATATTTACGAAGAAGCAACAGAAGTTGACTTTGACGGTTGCAATATTCTTCTAATGCCATGGATTAACGATGAGAACAGAGAACATGCACTCAAGTTAATTAAGGAAACTAATGCTCAAATTTGTTTCGGACATCTTGAAATTCAAGGGTTTGAAATGTTTAAAGGATCAATCGTATCTCACGGAGACGATCCGTCTGTGTTTGGACGTTTTGATATTGTTTGTTCTGGCCATTATCATCATAGGTCACACCGTGATAACATTTATTATCTCGGTTCTCCTGCAGAGTATACTTGGTCTGATTACGATGATCCTCGAGGCTTTCATATATTTGACACAGAAACGAGAGAACTAACGTTCATCGAAAACCCTTATAAGATGTTTCATAAGTTCTGGTATAACGACGGCGATCCAACGTTTGTGGATTCCGACATTGACTACAACCAATTTGAAGGTAAGATAATTAAAATTATTATTACTGAAAAAAATAATCCTTATTGGTTTGAAAAGTTTATTGAGAATATCGAAAAGAAAAACCCTATTGATATTCAGATAGTAGAAGATCATTTGAATCTTAATCTTGAAGACGATCAGGATATTATCGACGAAGCAGAATCCACTATTGATATTTTTAAGAAGTATATTCAGAATACAGAAGCTAAAGGTATTGATAAGAATAAATTAGAAAATAAAATTGTTGACTTATACCATGAGGCATTGACCTTAGAATAAAGGAGAATAATATGTTCGAACTAACAGAAGAAACTAGAAATAATGTAATTGCTCTGCTTAGAGAGAAGATGGAAATTAGTCACTATACAGACGATGAACTAAACAGCATTATTGACGACGTGGTTAGTATTGTAAAGCAGCAGTTCGGATTCTAATATGAATCTATTCCAAGAAGGAAATTTTATATCCCACGCTGGTAATGAATTACAATGGAAAATCGAATGCGATGCATTATCTGATGCAGACTGGGATTGTTTAGCAAGGATTATTCATGAACGTACTAGATTTGGTAGTGTTTACGGTATTCCTCGTGGCGGCATTAAACTGGCTACAGCGTTAGAGAAGTATATTACACCTGGACATCCACTACGTTTGGTTGTTGATGATGTATATACTACAGGTAAGTCAATGAAAGATGTAATGAAAGGGACGGATTTAGGTTTCGTTGTATTCGCCCGTAATCGTATTCCGTTCGACCCCCAGCATTACATTCGTGCCATATTTACTATGGATATTATATAATTATTAACAATATTTTGATATGGATATTGAATGATTTATTTTAAAAAGTTACGATGGAAAAACTTTCTTTCAACAGGAAACATCTTCACAGAGATCGATCTAGCGGGCAAGGACACTACGCTTATCATTGGTCAGAATGGGGCTGGCAAATCCACGATTCTGGATGCTCTGACTTTTGGTCTTTTTGGAAAACCGTTCCGAAAGATCAACAAGCCGCAGCTTGTGAACACAATCACACAAAAGAATTGTTTGGTAGAGATAGAATTCTCAATAGGCACGGTTAATTATAAAATTATTCGTGGTATTAAACCTAACGTATTCGAAGTTTACCAGAACGATAGCCTTTTAAATCAGTCAGCTGAAATGAAAGACTATCAAGAAATTCTAGAAAAACAAATTCTCAAAGTAAATCAAAGATCGTTTTGTCAGGTTGTCGTATTAGGTTCGGCGACCTTTCAACCGTTCATGCAATTGCCAGCTGGTCAACGTAGAGATATTATTGAAGAACTTCTAGATCTGCAGATATTTACGGTTATGAATTCGTTGTTAAAAGATAAGGTAGCAATCAATAACGACGCCATTAATAGTAAGTATGCAGAAAAAAATCTTGTTGAGTCTAAGATTGAGATGACCAACGAGCACCTTAAAGAGATTCATCATAACAATGAAAAACTTATTTCTGAAAAAGAAGTTCTCATTAAAGAAACTACAGATCATATTCTAGAAATGAGAGAAAAGTATACGTTCTTTGAAGATCAGATCTCTTCTCTCGAGATGCAAATAAAAGACAACGAGAGCGTTAATAAGAAAATTGAGAAGTTAAAGAAACTTCGTCATCAAATAGAAGCTAAAGTGGAATTGATGAAGAAGGATATGAATTTCTTTAATGATAATGATAATTGTCCTACATGTAAACAGACTATCAGTTCTGACCATAAAAAAGTTATGGTAAAGGATAATGAGACAGAAATAGAAAAGCTGAATGCGGGGTTGACTCAGCTAACTATTGAATTTAATACTACCAAAGATCGTTTAGATAAAATCTTAGAAATTCAGAGTAACATTCAAAGATTTGAAATTAAAAAAGCTGAATGTAAAACAACGGTTAATTCATTATCCAAATATGTAAATCAACTTCAGGCTGAGATTGATAATATCAATCAAACTCAAGAAGAAGCCAAAGAAACTAAGATTGTTGATTTTGAAAACGAGTTGAAAGAAATAGAAATAAAGTATAACGAGCTTGTAGAAGATAAACATATTCTTATGGCGGCAGGAACTTTGTTGAAGGATGGCGGTATTAAATCCAGAATTATTAAACAATATATACCAGTAATCAATAAACTTATTAACAAATATCTTTCGGCTATGGACTTTTTCGTTTCATTCGAACTTGATGGTGAGTTTAACGAAACCATTAAATCAAGATACAGAGATAATTTTACTTACGCTTCTTTCTCTGAAGGCGAGAAACAGAAGATTGATTTGGCCCTTCTGTTTACTTGGAGAGCTATCGCTAAGATGCGTAACTCTATCAACACCAATCTATTGATTATGGACGAGGTGTTTGATTCTTCTCTTGATCAGAACGCTACGGATTATTTGTTTAATATTATTAATGATGTTGCCAAGGATAATAATATTTTTATTATTTCGCATAAAGATCATATGAATGAAAAATTCAGTAATGTAATTAGATTCATAAAAAATAAAAACTTTTCGCAGATGCAGGTGTAATATGGAACTTGATGATAGATACCTTACAGAAGTATGTAAAGAGTTTGATTTTAATAACCCACAAATTGACCCTTTAGAGTTCGCACAAGAACTTGTAAAAACTATGTATGAAAAGAACGGTCTGGGATTAGCTGCTAATCAGGTAGGATATCCTTGGCGTGTGTTTGCCATGCGTGGTGCTCCAGAGAACTTTGTTTGTTTCAATCCAAAGATCGTTAAACCTAGTGAAGCAGAGATCTCTTTAGAAGAAGGATGCTTGTCTTTTCCTGGATTGTTAGTTAAGATAAAAAGACCTCAGCATGTCCGTGTTAGATTCACGACCCCTAATGGGGATACTAGAACACAACAGTTTACTGGTATGTCTGCTAGAGTATTCCAGCATGAGATGGATCATCTAGACGGTATTCGTTTCTATGATAGAGCAAATAGATTCCACAGGGAGAAAGCTCTGAACAAGTGGCGTCGTGGAGAGAAAACAGAAATGAGGATTAGAGCATGAAGTATTTTGATTTTGATAAACTAGAACAATGGGCTGATTTGTTGGATCGTGGTCAACAAACAATTTTGCTTGCTATTATTATATTTTTAGTTTATACTTGGGTTAAATTGTTCTTGTCTTGGGATAACTAATGAATATCTTTTATCTTTCTGATAATCCTGTAGAAGCTGCCGAGTGGATGGTAGATCGTCACGTTGTTAAGATGATCCTCGAATCTGCTCAGCTGCTTTCGACTGCACATCGTGTTCTTGATGGTAAAGAAATACAGTTAGAAGTTCAGATCGAACAAGAAGATGGCACTTTTAAAACGAAAAAGAAAAAATGGTGGTTACTTGGAGATGGTCGTGAAGACATACTATATTCAGCTACGCACATTAATCATCCGAGTTGTGTATGGACTCGGGCAAGTGTCGAGAATTATAATTGGCTCGTAGATCATTTCTTCGCTCTTATGAAGGAATATACATATCGTTATGAGAAAGAACATAAGTGTTTTGGTGAGTTGAGTTTTGCTTTGTGCACTCCTCCCAAAAATTTAGAAGAATACGATATGACTCTTATGCCATCTGCTATGGCCGATGAATATAAAATTTCAGAAGATCCTATTGTAAACTATCGTAATTATTATAAGATGGGTAAGACTCATCTTCATAGTTGGAAAAAACGTAACCCTCCGGAGTGGATGTATGTCTAATATGTATCAAGATGTAAAAGAATTTCAAACAGCAGTTGGTCAGAATATTGGTCAGGCTCCAGTGTTCCCTGAACCCGCAGAACGTGAATTGCGTATTAAACTTTTGAAAGAAGAATACGAAGAATACATACAAGGTGAATGCAAAAATGACTTGGAAAACATCGCTAAAGAGCTTGCTGATATTATTTACATTGTCTGTGGGACTGCTGCATCTTACGGTATTCCCTTGGATAGAGTCTTCGACGAAGTCCATAGATCGAACATGGCAAAATTAGTTGATGGTAAAGTTATTCGTCGTGATGATGGTAAGATTCTAAAGCCAGAAGGATGGACCCCTCCTGACATTAAATCTATTCTTTATGGAGTTGAGTGATGGTAAGACGTATTGTCGCCAAGAATAAAATTGATTGCGAACATCTTCTGGGTCAGTTTGTCGATGAAAGTAATTACGATATTCTAATCGAAGAAGACACTGATTGTTATATGCCCCCGCTCTGCGATCCTCTCGAAAAAGCTGAGTGTGGTATGGCTGCTTGCGATACTTGTGAAAAGGGCAATGACGAATTGCGTATTGCTTTCAAGTTTCGTAAAAACTATTTCAGTCAAGAAGAACAGGATATGGCTTATCGTGGCTTGAGAGAAGCTGCGACTGAAAGCCAGAATCGTGGCCATGCTGCTGGTCCTCGTGGTGAAATGCTTGCAGCGCAAAGCCGTGGTGGTAGAGATTGGGTTACTCCATATCAGATGGAGATACTAGAGTTCCTTATGAATGATGGTGCATCTCTTATTGATGATACATCAATCGAATCCATCAGAGAAAAATATAAAAACGGTGGTCCAAAAGGTGCTGAAGAAACACGTGGTGTTGTTTGGTTGCGTTCAGAGGTAACAAAGGTTTATCCAGAATATCATGATTGGTTTGATAAATGGGTGGATGGCCTAAGTAATAAACCACAGGAGGAAATTCATGCCGAAGCAAGAATGGTCGCAGAAAAGTGGGCTTCTGCCACTAATTACGCACAATCCGTATTCTCAGGTGTTGCTGGTTGGTACGATCGTTACCCTCGCATTCCTTACGGGCGTGCAACGTCATACACTGAAAAGCATCCAGAACTTTTCGAACTGGCATACCCATTCCTCCAATCACTGAATAAGGGTTTCAAGGAATTACTACCTTGGCGTTGGGGTAATCAGCGAGCAGCTGCAGATAAGTTAGATCCTCGGTTCCTTGTACCAGAAACTGTATTTACCACAATTACAGTTAATAAAACTTTCCGCACTGCCTGTCATCGAGACGCTGGTGATCTTGATGCTGGTCTTTCTAATCTACTCGTTCTAGGCACAGGAGAATATACTGGTGGCTATCTCGTATTTCCTGAGTATCGTGTTGCTGTTAATGTTCGTCCCGGTGATTTGCTCCTTGTTAACAACCACGAAATCATTCATGGTAATACTCCTATTGTTCTTAACAATCCGGATGATTCTACTTGTGAAAGAATCTCAGTAATTTGTTACTTCCGTGAGAAGATGCTAGAACTAAAGTCTTATGAGTATGAAGCGTTACGTAAACAATATGTCGAAGAACGTCGTATGAATAAGGCTCATCCACTTCAGCGTCCACTATGGAATGGCGTCTCTCCTGGAATGTGGGATGACAAAGAATGGTATGAATATCTTCATGCTCATAATATGAAAGATCCATACGGTAAAGACGCTGCTGCTTCATTGGAGTCATTCTTCTAATGTGCGGAGTGCTAGGAATAGCGATCAAGAAGCCGAGCGAGCAGGAATTCGAACTTGTTCGTCGGCTTTTTGTTCAGTCAATGATCCGTGGTAAACATGCCACTGGTGTATCATATGTCAAAGATGGCAAGGTTCACACTATTAAAGAACCTGTTAATGCTTGCACATTCATAAACAATCAAGATATTCCTAGTTGGGTTAATGAAGATGGCAATCTATATTGTATTGGTCATGTTCGTTACTCAACTAGCGATCTTGCTTACAATCAACCAATGGCAACCGAAGAACTTTCTATTGTTCATAATGGAGTTATCTCTCAGGAGAATCCAGAACAATGGAAAGAAACATTTGGTTATGATGTTATCACAAAGAATGATAGCGAACTTATTCTTCGTTGTTTAGAGAAAGGCGAACTCCCTTTACATAAGTTCCATCCTGCAAGCATGTCGGTTTGCACTCTTGATAAAGATAAAGTAATTACTGCTTTCCGTAACGAAGCCAGACCATTGCATTATTCTTATGGAGCAAATGGTATTATATTTGCATCAACAGCAGATATTCTAAAAAGAAGCGGATTAGATATTCAAGTAGCTGCTCCTATGTTTGAACATTTCATTATTGATAATTTCAAAGTTATAAGCTATAATAGGTATGAGTTTCCATCAATCGAGGACTTACAGTGATATTTTTAACAGCAGATCAAGTTAATGGTATAATTGAAAAGTCTCCAGAAGGTAGAAACACAAACTTTTTAAAAGCTGCACATTCACTATGGTTCAGGTTTAAGAACTACGATAAAGCACCGCCTGTTGCTCTTGAAGTAGATAATGAAATAGTTTCTATTATCTTTGCAACATACAATCGTTCTGGATATACTAACCTGTATGAGATTGTAACTGTCCAAGGTAAAGAAGGTAAGGGTTACGCTTCCAAGATTTGGGAAGAATATATCTCATACGCAGTCAAAGAAAAACGTTCTGATAGATTAAAGATATCTTGCACGCCTTCTTCTGTTACATGGCATATGAGAAATGGTCTTTTATTTTGGGCTGTTGATCCTACTGGTTCTCTTCGTTCTGATCAAAAATTATTTCCTACAAGAAAAGAGCAATTAGAATATCAACAGTATGGAGTTAATAACCCTACTCAGGTGTTGCCACCAGAAAAAGTCATCGAACAATTTCTTTCTGAAGGTTTAGAGAATCATAATTTTGGCACAAAAAAGAAAACAAAGGTAGAAGAAGCAATAAATTCTGTTGGAAAGTATTGGTTGCGCTCTGCATTATATAACAATTCGTCCCTTGAAAGTTTCTTGAGTTGAAAGTTAAACAAGACTTTATTAATTGGTATAAGTGGTCACTTTCCATTAAGGATTGCGATCCGGCGATATTCATGACCAATTATCTTTTCAAAAGATTTGAGCATAACAGAGAACAAAAACTCTGGATTGCTTGGATCTACGGCACAACGTATTATTTTCCAACAACATGGGTGATATGGAATGAGTTTCCTGATATGGAACTTGTTGGTCTTGATCGCCTAAAGGATTGGAACAATAAGAATTATAAACGCCTACGTTATCAAACAGACACTAAATGGAACAAAGGACATTTACCTGCGCAGTTTGAATCGTATAAGAACTGGGTTGGAGATCGTTCCCAGATAGAAGCGTTTCGTCCGTTTCTTACTGGAACGCCAAGAGAAAACTTTGATATGCTATGGGATGAAGTGAAAACCAAGTTCCATAAGTTCGGTAGATATTCTACTTGGTTCTATTTACAAACATTAAAACAGTGTTGTGATCTGCCTATTGAACCTGGTAATCTAATGCTAGAAGATCATTCAGGTTCTCGTTCTCATCGTAACGGTTTATGCCTCGCTGTTGGATTAGATCAATGGTATGATCAAAAACTAAATGCCAAACAGATAAACTATTTGGACGGTCAGGCATATTATATTCTAAAAGAAGTTCAAGAGGAATTTCCTGACACTGATTATTTCGATATGGAAACGTGTCTTTGTTCTTTTAAAAAGTTATTCAGAGTAAAACATGGTCGTTACCTGAGTTACTATCTTGATCGTCAGGCAGAAGAAATTGCTCAATGTGAAAAGGATGGCTGGGATGGTATTGATTGGCAACCAATGTGGGACGCTCGAAATGAAACTCTAAATAATAAACTGTTGACAAACAAGATTGACAATAGTAAAATGGCTTTATATATTGAGAATGGCGTTCTAGATTGCACAGGTTTGTTTGTTGAACCTGAGAGTGTCGGTATTGAAAGGTTTATGTAATGAAAGTGATTGCGATTGGTGGTGAGCCAGGTGCTGGCAAGTCTACGTTAATGAAAGAAATTCTTACTAAGTTTGTTTGGTCTAAGATTTATGATAGCGTGAAGCTCGTTCCCTATCTTCAGTATGGAAAATATTATATTCTTGGTAAGTATGACGAAGGCGAAACCTTCTCGGGTACAGACCGTATGTCAATGGCGGTTCAGCCAGAAGCAATTAAATTCCTAGCAAGTTTAGATAAAGATGCGGTCGTTCTTTTCGAAGGCGATCGTCTTTTCACGTCAACGTTCCTAGAACATTGTGTTGAGAATTACGATACTGAAATCATTTATCTAGAAACTGATAAGGAAGTTCGCCAAGAGCGATACAAGGAACGTGGTAGCAATCAGAACGAAACTTGGTTGCAGGGTCGTGAAACTAAGATTGCTAATATTATGACAAACATGACTCTGATGTTTAACACTAATAGATATAAAAATAATAACAAAGACGATCAGAAATTTATTATTGAAGATATTATGAATAAATTGGAGAACTCATGACCAAAACTTATAGATTTGAGAATGGCGATTATTATGGTCAACCGCTTTCTGCGTCAGCGCAGGCAATTGGTGCAACTGGTCCTACTGGTGCTGTTGGTTCAAAGCGACAAGAAGATCCTTATGTTGGAATGAGCATGGATCCGCCAATTGCTTCAACTTGGCCGCCTAAATATAAATATAAGGAAGACGAAATTATTCGTGACTTCCACGCCTATATCGACAAGACATATGGGCAACATTATATGACTGAAGAGCAAAATATAGAATGTTTCGACGTGTGGCTCGCCCTCGGTGATTCTATGCCTACCTTCCGAAACACAGCTATTAAGTATCTCTGGCGCTACGGTAAGAAGAACGGTAGCAACAAAGCAGATCTTATGAAGGTTCTTCATTACACTCTTATGATGTTATACAACGATCATTATAAGGATAAGAAATGAAAGAATTGAAAGATTTTCATGATCATAACGAGCGTAGACATAGAGAATATATGTCTCATTTTATTAATCTAGGAACAGGCATTGCTTGTCCTCATTGTGGAGATGAATTACAAGATACAAATCCCTCAGTAGTAACAACTTCGCTTCCTCCACAAAAAGCAGTTCATTGTAATACTTGTAAGTTTAAAAGTTTTATAGTAGCATAAGAAAGGTATATAATGGAAATTCAGATCCCTATTGAAAAATTGAGAGAGCGTGGTCTATTCGTCGCCACGCCAATGTATGGTGGACAGTGTGCAGGTATGTTCGCAAAGTCGTCAGCTGACTTGTCTGCTTTGTGCACACAGTATGGTATTCCTCTACAGTTTTATTATTTGTTTAATGAATCACTAATTCCTCGTGCACGTAACTATTGTTGTGACGAGTTTATGCGTTCCAATATGCAGCACATGATGTTTATTGATGCTGACATCGGATTCAATCCACAGGACGTCATTGCGCTTATGGCTCTTCAGGTTCAGGAAGAAGATAAGTATGACATCATTGGCGGACCATATCCAAAGAAGTGTATTTCTTGGGAAAAGGTTAAGCACGCTGTTGATAAGGGTGTTGCTGACGAAGATCCAAACGTCCTTGAAAAGTTCGTTGGCGATTATGTCTTCAATCCAAAGGGTGGGCAGCAGTCTATTCCTCTTAGCGAACCAGTAGAAGTTCTTGAAATTGGAACTGGCTTCATGATGGTTTCTAAGAAGGCAATGCAGAAGTTTGTCGATTCTTATCCAGAATATAATTATAAACCAGATCATGTCCGTACTGAACACTTTGATGGCACTCGTGAAATCATGATGTTCTTTCAGGCAGAGATCGATCCTAAGTCTAAGCGTTATCTTTCAGAAGATTATTGGTTCTGTCAGAAGGCTCAGGAAATTGGACTGCGTACATGGTTCTGTCCATGGATGAAGATGCAGCACGTAGGCACCTATATCTTTGGTGGTTCGTTGGCTGATCTTGCTTCAGTTGGTGCTTCTGCGACCGCCGATCCAGGTGCACTTGGTAAGTATAAAGACAAAGGCAAAAAGAAGTAAGTGGAGATTATATAATGAAGATTGATACTAATACAGTAAATGTTTTGAAGAACTTCTCAAAGATTAATCCTTCGATTGTTGTTCAGCAGGGTAATGTTCTTAAGACCATTTCCCCAAATAAGACCATTATGGCAAAGGCTACTGTTCCGACAGAGTTTACTAAGAAGTTTGCCATCTATGATCTTAACCAGTTCCTTTCTAGCCTGAGTCTATACAATGACCCAGATCTAGAAATCGATGAGACTTTTGTTTATATGAAGGACTCTTCTTCGGAACAGGGCAAGTTCCTTCTTGCTGACGAGAGCACAATCACTAAGGCTCCAGAGAAGGATATTAACATTCCATCAACGGATGTTACCTTTACTCTAAAGAACGAAGATCTTAATAAGGTCGAGAAGGCTGCTGGTGTTTTGAGTCTGCCAGAAATCGTTGTTGCTGGTGACGGCAAGACTGTTTTCCTAAAGGCAGCTAACTCAAAGAATCCAGGTAATGAGTTTTCTCTACCAATTGGAGAAACTACAAAGACTTTTAACGCAGTCTTTAAGTTTGAGAACATTAAGATTCTTCCTGGTGATTATGAGGTCACCATTTCAGCACGAGGTATTTCTAAGTTCATTGGTAAGGACGTGGAATACTTTATTGCAGTTGAGCAGCACTCAACATTCTAATTTGAATGGGGAGCTTCGGCTCCCCTCTTTTTGATATGATGGAGTTATATTATGAAAATGCCAAAACGCCCAAAGAACGGCGTTGTTACTAGAAAGACTGCTGATGATCTAGCTACCACGACTATCTTTGGAACTAAAGAAGTTGTAAAGTTGAGATGTGTCACTTGTGGGAAATTGAAATTAAAATCAGAATTCTATCTTGAATCAAAGAGTAAAAGAAAATACGAAAATCAAGTTAGAAAGCAGTGCGTGATTTGTTGGGACGAACATAATGGTTATATGGGCGCTCCGAGAAATGTTTCTGGTAATACTATTGTTATGTTTTGTGAAGAGGTAAAGTAATGAACGAAGAATTTCTTTGGGTTGAAAAGTATCGTCCAAAAACTATCGAAGATACTATTCTTCCATGTGACTTGAAAGCAACATTCCAACAGTTTGTTGATCAAAAGAATATCCCCAATTTGATTTTGTCTGGTACAGCAGGTGTTGGTAAGACAACTGTTGCACGTGCCATGCTTGAACAATTGGGTTGTGATTATATCGTAATTAATGGATCTATGAATGGAAACATCGACACACTCAGAAACGAAATCCTTAACTTTGCCAGCAGCGTATCTCTTTCAGGTGGAAGGAAATATGTCATCCTTGACGAAGCGGATTATCTTAATGCCAATTCTACTCAACCCGCACTTCGAAATTTTATGGAGGAATTCTCGAGGAATTGCGGCTTCATTCTCACCTGTAATTTTAAAAACCGCATCATTGACCCTCTCCATTCCAGATGCTCGGTAATTGATTTTAAGATCAGCAAGAAAGCTATTGCTAAACTTGCCACGCAGTTCTTCAAGCGTGTTACTTTTATTCTAGAATCAGAAGGCATTGAATTCGATCAGAAGGTTGTTGCCGAAGTAATCAATAAGCACTTCCCAGATTGGCGTCGTGTTCTTAACGAGCTTCAGCGTTATTCAGCAACAGGTAAGATTGATTCTGGTATTCTTGTAAACCTTCAAGAAACTTCAATCAAGGAATTGGTTGGGCTTCTAAAGGAACAGAACTATACTGAGATCCGTAAGTGGGCGAAGAACAACATCGATACAGATGTTAATGCTCTCTATAATCAGTTCTATGAGATCTCTTCTGATATTTGTTCAAAGAATACAGCGCCTGTTCTTGTGCTTAATCTTGCCAAGTATCAGTATCAGAACGCTTTCGCTGCCAATCCAGAAATTAACTTCGTAGCATTCTTAGTTGAAATAATGATCAACTGCGAGTTTGTGTAATGTCTAAGAAGTTCGTCAACGTATTGGGAGAAGAAAGAGATTTCGAGAAAGAAGCAGTAGGATTCTTTGGTAATTGGGCCAAATGGGCAGAGGAACAGAAGCAACCCAAACCGAGGTATGATTGGCGTTATGAAAATTCAATTACGAGTGGGAAGAAGGTCGAACTTGACGGTGATTATAGTCAATGGAGAACCAATAACATACTTTCTAATTACAAGGAGTTAATATTTTACACCAATGAAATGAATTGTCATTATGGCGTAACAGATCAAATGCATTATGACTACTTGTATAATAGTATTCGTAAAACAAAACGTTGGTCAAAAGCAGAAACCAAGGAAGAAAAGAAAGCCAGAGAGAAGAAAGAAGCACTAATAGACCTTATTTCCACCCATTATAAATATAACGCAATCCGTGCAAAAGAAGCATTGAAAGTTTTAACGGAGGCGCAAATTAATGAAATAAAGAAAAAACAAGAAAAAGGTGGAATGAAATGAACGAACTCTTAGACTCTCTTGTAGAAGTCAAAATTGCAGAAGAAGAAGACTTCTTGAAGATTAAAGAGACGCTCACTCGTATTGGTGTCGCTTCTCGCAAGGAAAGAAAACTATATCAATCTTGTCATATTTTTCATAAGCAAGGTAGATATTACATTGTGCACTTTAAGGAAATGTTTTTGATCGACGGTAAACCATCAGACTTCTCAGAAGAAGATAAAGGTCGTCGTAATAAAATTGCCATGTTACTACAGGACTGGGGACTACTTAAAGTAGTAGAACCAGATCGCATAGGCGAACCACAAGCATCGATGAGTCAGATTAAGATTATCAATCATAAAGAAAAGCATGATTGGACTCTAGAAGCCAAGTATAACATGGGTCGTAAGAAAAAGTAATTGAAGGGATTATATTATGTGGCCGTTTAAAATTGAGAAAAGACCAAACACTCCGGCAGAAGAAAAGCTCGAGCAAATTAAACAGATTCTATTTCCTCCATGTAAACTTATGGAAGATATGGATGAAGGCGGAGAGTTTCATAAATGGCAAGTGGATTACTCTGCTGATTTAAATTTAAATGCTGCTTTGATCGATCTTCAAGAAGGTCATAATGATAAGGCGGTTCACAATACCATTACTGATATTGAAGATCGTCTTATTAAAGTCAGGGATATTCTCGACGAGCATATGCAGATAAGTAAAGAAGCAGAATATATTGTCGTAGAGAACTTGAAGGAAGAGGTTGATGAGTGACAAAGTATTCAGCAACGGCGAAACATTTGTGAAAATGTCGGATCTACTTCCGTTAGTGATAGAGGCTGTTGTCGATTCTAGATTTAAATATCTTAAAGAATTAGAATACGAAAATCATCGTCATGCGAGAAAAATTCTCGACGAAGAATATAAACCAGCTGTTGAAAAATTAAAACAGATCATAGAAATATTGACGTGATAAAAATAAAAGAATCGTTCGATGACAAATCGAAAACATATAACAAATATTATGTTTTTGACGAACAGATATATGAAAAAGAATTATTCGGCGATCAATATAGAAATGAAATGGGGAACCATTGGGATTTAGATGGCGAAAAACAATTAAATATGTTGATAGATAATGGCCTGAAAAAAGATATGAATTTTTTGGAGATTGGCTGCGGGTATATGAGGGCAGGATCTCACATAATAAATTTTTTAGATCCGTTTAAATATTATGGAATAGACGTAAATAAAAAATCTCTAATAATAGGTGTGAACAACGAGTTATATAAAAAAGGTTTAATAGATAAAATAACAGAAAACAATTTTTTAGCTACTGATAATTTTCATATCAACAATTTCGATATAAAATTTGACATGGCTCTGGCAAATTCGGTTTTCACTTTTTTGCCTATAGAAAAATTAAAAATGTTTTTGAAAGATTCTTATAATAGCTTTAACGAAAAATCTAAAATCATTATATCTTTTTGGATCGTTGAAGATTCTTTTGATACATCTAAACCTTTTGAGTTTTCAGAAGAGAACTATTTCTCAAGAACAACATATTATAACAGACCACCATATTATACAAAGATTTCGGATATTGAAAAAAGTTGCGATGGGCTTTGGAAATTCAAACAAATAAACGTTTTTCGATACCAATTAGGACAATCTTTTTTCTTGTTTGAAAGATTGTAATTTTCTAATTTTGTAGTAGAATAGAAATTCGATTGGAGATTTCTATGTCTATGCATATCTTACCTGCTTATTATACCACGACTGTTAGTAAACGTAAGCTCAACCGTAAGAGTAAGGCTAAGACTAAGCTAGTCTCTGACCACGATAGGTGGTTGTTATCGAAGGGTCTTCATCCCGATCAGATAAAGTTGAAAAAAGGTGTTGACAAAAACTGGAAAAAGAAGTATACTGAGGATATGAAGGTTGATCGTGAGGGTTACGTTTCCTCAGGTTTGTCAGGTTCTAAGTCTGCCTGTGCTAAACGGGACATCATGACCAACCTTCATAAAGAACCAGAGCATGTTCAGAAGGAAATTCTGAAGAAGGCTAGTCTAGTTATGCCGCTCTATAACAAGGGCGGTCTGCAGTATGCTGGTCCAGACGTAGATCTTACTACTGTTGGATCAAAATCTCGAAGAGGATGACTAAATAGATGGCTACGAATATTAAACTTTCAGAAGTATTCATGAATGTTTCAGAGGGTATCACACTCAATCGTTATGAGAACGGTTGGATGGTGGAGGTCTCTGGCAACGATCACGACGATCGGTGGCAGAATAAAAAGTTTATCTTCTCTGATCTAAAATCAGTGTTGACTTTTGTGGAAGAATATAGTAAGATTAATCTATCCTAAGAGGAGAAAACGATGAGTGGTATGGGAAATATCTACATCCAGAGACAAGATGATACTGGTAACTGGAGAACCTATACTGTTACATCTAATAATGATTTGCTGATTATTTCGGCAATGAAAAGCCTCAAAGATCAGTTTCCGGACAGTCGTGTCCGTGCTATCGATGAGAAGGGTATGTTAGTTAACATAATTTGACTTGAGAAAGAAAGAGGTATATAATGGTTCAGAATGCAACTCAGCTAGATAAGGTTTTCGAGGCTCTTGTTAATCGTGGCGAGGAACTTACTGCAGCGCAGATTAAGGCTCGTTATGGTGCAGGCAATCCGCACGATCTTGTCTATAAGATTCGTCAGATGGGTTATGCTATCTATCTAAACGAATCGAAGAATTCAAAGGGCGAAACTGTCGCTAAGTATCGCTGTGGTAAACCAAGCCGCAAGATTATCGCTGCTGGTTATCGAGCGTTGGCCGCTGGTCTCTGATTAATAGAGGGGCGGTCCTAGTGGCCGCCTTTTTTATGGGAGTGTGTGTCCGGAATTGGTTACGGCAAGGTCTGCAAAACCTAAAATATGTGGGTTCGAGTCCCATCACTCCCTCCAAAAAGTTGTTGACTTCTTCGGAAGTTTAGGTTATAATGAATATATAATGCTTAGATAGGTACAGGCTCGTGCGAGCAAGGCGCCAGTAAATACTGATGCTCAAACCTTGTATCTTTATCCGTGGGCTCTGGTTGCAACCATCTCCGTCCGAGATATAGTAAACCTGTATCTTTCTAAGTGTTATTATTGTTCCATAGCACAACGGTTAGTGCAAACGACTGATAATCGTTAGATCCAAGTTCGATTCTTGGTGGAACAACCAGAATACTCCGAGGCTACAACTACCATTTTAATGGTCTCGGGAAGGGTTGGGTGGTAGCAACCCGAGAGTTTATGGCTCCTTCGTCTATCGGTTAGGACACAAGACTTTCAATCTTGGTAGGGGGGTTCGATTCCCCCAGGAGTCACCATATATTCGGTCCGTGTGGTACCGTGCGAATCCTCGATGGAGGAGTGTCCGAATTAAAATAACCCGCAAGGGCGCTGTCTTTTCTCGCCATGGAAGGGTAAGATGGAAACGGTACAAGGAATTTATGGACCTGTAGCTGAGTTGGTTTTAGCAGGAGACTCTTAATCTCTTGACGGGGGTTCGAATCCCTCCAGGTCTACCATTTGGATCCTTAGTTCAGTAGGTTAGAACATCCGACTTTTAATCGGTATGTCCTGGGTTCGAATCCCAGAGGATCCTCCATTAAACACCGTGGTTTTATAAATAAAGCAAAAGGCGTCAGTTTATGAGGTATTAGATGCATTGCTTAAATTGCGGTAAAGAAATAAAAGCTGGTAAGTATTGTAATAATAAATGCCAGGGAGAGTTAAGAACCAAGAAACTATTACAAGAATGGTTTGATGGTAATGACAAAGGATATAAAGCTGGATTAAGAGTTAAGTCTCATATCAGAAGATATATGTTAGAGAAATCTAATTATAGTTGTTCTGAATGTGGATGGAATAAAATAAATCCAGTGACTGGTAATTCTCCTCTAGAAATAGATCATATAGATGGAGATTGTGCTAACTGTAAAGAAGAGAATTTAAAAGTTCTTTGTCCTAATTGTCATTCTTTAACTCCAACTTGGAAAGCCTTAAATAAAGGCAATGGTAACAAAGAAAGACACAAGTATTCTAAATTGATTTAATGGGGGCGTAGCTCAATTGGGAGAGCGCAGCACTGTCACTGCTGAGGTAGCGAGATCGAAACTCGTCGCTCCCGCCATATATGGGGGATGGTGTTGGTACACAGGGAGGTTTTATAAACCTTTCAGCGCCCGATTAGCGTTCTCGACTCGGTTCGAATCCGGGATCCCCTACCAATTGGAGAGTTGGCCGAGTGGTCGAAGGCACTTCACTGCTAACGAAGCGAGGGCGAAAGTCTTCCGAGAGTTCGAATCTCTCACTCTCCGCCAAAAAAGTTATTGACTTGTTAGAAAATTTATAGTATTATGACTAAATAGAATACTTGATAATACGCCAACGGATCAGACTACGGTTCGAAACGTTGACAAATGATACGGTAAGAATTGATCCAGACTAACCTGCGATGGTTAGCACCCGATGAGGGTGTAATAGCAAACGGTGATAAGGCTACCTATTGGTCATTGTTGGTCCGTTGGCGTATTATCAATGGGGGTGTAGCTCAACTGGGAGAGCAGCTGCCTTGCACGCAGCAGGTTGCAGGTTCGATGCCTGTCACTTCCACCAATTGGAGGATGGCGTGCCTGGGGCACACAGAGTCTTGAAAACTCCGCCACCGAAAGGTTGATGGTTCGATTCCTTCATCCTCCGCCAGTATCAGTGAAGTGTTACGGTAGCACGGGAGTCTCCAAAACTCTAGGCGAGGGTTCGACTCCTTCCACTGGTGCCAATTTAATGAGTCGGGGATGTATGACACAATTTGTGCCCTGACTCTATTTTTCGCTGGACTGCTAATCGATGGTTCCTAGGTCTGTCGAGGTGTTTACCAGTAGAGGGTCCCGATACCTCTATAATAACAGGGAAGCTATTTCGCTGGTAGGTCGGCAAGATGTCGAGGAGTCCTCATAAGGCTTTAAAGGTTGGTTTGATTCCAACTATCAGCACCAGGTTTGATCTAGATACACAGCCTTTATGGAGTGTCGTAATACTAGACAACATTCGTCCCAAGGCGTGAGGGACAGCGAGTTTTGCGGGCGGGAGGTATAGTATCTCGCTGGTCTCATAAACCAGTAGAAGTTGGTGCAATTCCAACGCATCGCATCCAGTATAATCCGAGTGTAGCGCAGCCTGGTAGCGCATCTGGTTTGGGACCAGAGGGTCGCAAGTTCGAATCTTGCTACTCGGACCAATTCGCCCGCTTCGGCGTAGAAAAATAGAGCGCATGTAGGACCGAGTGCAGACAGGACACAATTTGAGCCATACTGCGAAAGTGCACTAGTAGCAGGAAGGCGGACGAGTCTTCGGTCCAGGGAATTTTGGGGGATTAGCTCAGCTGGGAGAGCAACGCTTTTACACGGCGAAGGTCGGCAGTTCAATCCTGTCATCCCCTACCATATGTTCCAGTAGGACGGTCATAGACGTATGGCTTAGTCTCTGGCAGGGTGCTGGTTAGCTCGTAACTATCACAGACCCGTAAGTTTATGCCCCAATAGCCCAATTGGTAGAGGCGTCGGTCTTAGGAACCGAAGGTTGGGAGTTCGAATCTCTCCTGGGGCACCATGCTTCTCTGGTGTAGCTGATGCGCACGCTCGTCTGAAGAACGAGAGGACTCTGTTTGATTCTGAGGGGAAGCACCATTATAGGTCAGTGACGTAATAGTAACCGTGGCGCTAACGCTGGGCGCTGTTGTCTATTATCCGGATAATGGATAACGTGTAGGTGCAACTCCTACCTGGCCTACCATATAATGCTCCTATATCCCAACTGGTAGAGGACGTTGACTCAAAATCATCGCTAGTGTCAGTTCGAATCTGACTAGGAGTACCATATTATGACTATCTTTGTTGTTAGTGATACGCACTTTGGTCATGCTAATATACTCAACTTCAAACAGGCAGATGGTTCTCCTGTTAGAAACTTTTCTTCTGTTGAAGAAATGGATGAGCATATGGTTGAACGTTGGAACAGTGTTGTTTCTGACTCTGACATTGTGTATCATCTAGGTGATGTTTATTTTGGTAAAGGTCATCAGCATCTTTACAGATTGAAAGGGCGTAAGCGTCTTATTCTTGGCAACCATGATAATGCTAAGAACGAACACATACAGAATGTCTTTCAAAAGATTATGGTCTGGAGAATGTTTCCGGAATACAATGCTACTCTGTCGCATATTCCATTGCATGTTTCTAGTCTGTATAAAACAAAGTATAATGTTCATGGACATGTGCATCGTAATAGTTTGCCCGATGAAGCATATAAGAATGTTTCCGTTGAGGTAATTGATTACACACCTGTTCCATTACTGGATTGTCTCGATAGCTCAACTGAATAGAGCATCGGTCTACGAAACCGAAGGCTACAGGTTTGAATCCTGTTCGGGACTCCATTAATGCCGAGACCGCCTGAGTGGACGGGCACCCGACTGTAAATCGGACGCTTATAGCACGGTAGGTTCGAACCCTACTCTCGGCACCATTTTTGTTCGGGGATAGTTTAATTGGTAGAACGGCAGATTTTGGTTCTGTCTATCAGGGTTCGAGTCCTTGTCCCCGATCCAGTTTGCTGGGATAGTGTAGTGGTAGCACACGAGTTTGTGGAGCTTGTAGTTCAGGATCGATACCTGGTCCCAGTACCATTGAGGTTGTTATGAAAGTTTATTGGACAGCAGTAAATACATTCAATGTAAATGAGAGTGATAATCATTCGCTCCAGTTTTTGAATTATTACGAACCGATGAAAACTTCGGAACTGTTTAATAAATTACCTTCGAACGATCTAAAACCGTTGGACAATTTTAAGTATTGTCCTAGTATGAAAAGAAGAATTCATAATTCGTATGAGTTAAGATTTCCTATTGATTACACTTTAAAATTTACTGACGATGGCGATGTCTATTCTGATATGTATGATCAGAAATTTTTTGATGATGTTGTTAGAGTTAGAATGGCAAAAGAGAGATTGATCTCTCTTAATTTATACTATTGGTTTATTCCAGAACAAAGCGTAGAGATTCAGACGACTCCTACGTATCTCGGCGATACCGAGTTTGGTAAAACAACCATTGGTATGCCAGGACAGTTTAATATATATGAATGGATTAGAAACATAGAGTTTGCCTTTTTCGTGAGGAACGGATATAATGAGGTAACTTTAAAACGTGGAGATCCTTATCTTAATGTAAAGTTTATGACCGATGAAAATGTAGAACTGGTAAAGTTCTATCCATCAGAGAAAATTTTACATTTGATGCAACGAAATTTGTCTGCAAGAAATAATAAATATCCTTTGATTAGTCCTTTAGAATATTATTATGACTTGTTTAGAAAATCAAAACTTAGAAAACAGTTTATGGAAGAGGTTTTAGATAATCTCTTAGAATGAATATTCCCTGGTAGCTCAGTGGTAGAGCAGGTCGCTGTTAACGACTTGGCCGGAGGTTCGAATCCTTCTCAGGGAGCCATTTTTAGGATGTTGTATGTCTGCCTTCATACATGATTATTGCAAGGTCTATCCCAATCATTTGGGAGAAGATATTTGCGATGAATTGATTGCGATGTTTAAATGGAAACCAGATCTTCATATCAGATATGATGATGACGGTTTTCCGAATATGACGCAGATGAATTTTAGTCGTCATAAACTAATACATCCTACACTACATCAGCATCTAGTTGAACGTGCATTCGATGGTATCGAGAGATATCGTAAGGAAGTTCCGGAGACTAGGTTCTGGCCAAAGAATTTCGCATTCGAAGAGTTTAGAATCAAACATTATTCGGATGGCAGAGAGTATCCTAACAGACAGTCAATAGATCGGTTCGATGAACATATCGATTCGAATGATCTTATTTCTGGCAAACGGTTTATGATTTTCTTTTGGTATCTAAACAGACCAGAGAGTGGCGGAAATACCTGTATAACGAATATCAATCTGCATTACGAACCAGCAAAAGGTAAGCTGTTAATGTTCCCTCCTTTCTGGATGTATCCGCATGCAGGCGAGGCAGTATTAAGAGGCGATAAGTATTTACTAAGTTCGTATATGCATTACAGCGAGTGATTATGACAACTGTTCCAATTTATAATTCTGTTGGCCAAGTAGTAGACAAACTAGAGATTGATGATGACCTGCAGCATGTAAATGGAAGAGTGTCGAAAGGTAAAGAGTATTATTACAAAGGCGCTGGTGCTCCATATCATGGCCAGTTTTTGGATAGTAATCCAATCGTAAATACTTACGGTTATGATGTTGTAGATTTCTCTGACGTTTTTTATATGGGACCATACGCTCGTAAGTGGGCGTTCAATAATAAGAGTGGTATCTTTCAAGAGAAATATCAGCCACAGTTTACAGACTTCATTGGCTCTTGTGGCGTAAAAGAATTATCTATTATTGAAAACTCAGAAGAATTTGATTTGTCTTCTGTTAAAGTTATCAAAGCAGTAAATTACGATAAAGATAATCAGCAATACTATTTTGTTTTAAATTATAAATGTGATAGGATTAAATATCTAGAACTGGGCGAACCAAGCTGTTTGTATATGTTACTAGAGTATATGATCAAGAACGATTGGAACTTTATCTGGGACAAGACTTCTATAGAGGATATCTCATACAATGGCCTTGTATCGGATGTGGGCGACATTTTTAAATCCGGAAACCTTGGTAATAAACTTGGTACCGTTTATTCTGTTCTTTATAGTCTTGGTAAGTTATCTCCTGATAAATACGCAGAGTTTCTCCGAGAATGTAAACTTGACCATAACTCAGATATGTATTACATTGATAACTCTATATCTTTGTTACATCGGTTTGGGGTTGATGTGAGAGCTCTTAATGTTGGAGACCGCATAGCAAATTATAAAAATGCTGTCCTTAACTATCTCGTTACTGGTAGGAATTGCGGCGATTGTTGTTATATAGAACTTGGCGATAAAATTAGAGAGCAGTATCTTTTTCAGACAAAAAGACAGTTACTTGTTGACTAGTAGGATAAATAGGGTATAATAGAATTATAGATTGGGATGGACGCCAGAAATAGTCTCGTGTAGATCAAAGGTTAATCTGCTATCTTATGGAGATGAAGATGAAAAAGATTGTTGCTATTGCCGCTGTTTTAGGTATACTTACTACTCCTGCTAATGCCTGGTATCGTGGCGGATGGGGCTATGGCGGAGGATGGGGTTACGGTGGTGCTGCCATTGCTGGTTTTGCTCTTGGTGGTCTCATTGGTGGTCTAGCTTCTGGTCCGTATTATCGTGGCGCTCCGTATCCATATTACTCGACTGGTCCAGGCTATGCGTATGGTCCCTATCCGGGAGTTCGCTATCAGTATTACTCTGGTCCGTCAGGATACTACTATGGATATTAAGAAGCTCGCTCTCGCTCTTATTCTCTTCGCTACTCCTGCTTATGCAGGTCAAGAGATCGATGTATGTAATGGTTGCACTATCACATACAAGACAACTCGAGTTGTTAAGAAGGTCGTAAGACCTGCTCCTGTTGTAGTTGCTCCAGCACCAGTTGTGCAGGTTATTCCTCCACAATACGTTCCCAATGGAGTTGGCATTGTCAGTAATCAAGTTTACATGATGCCAGTTACGCCAACGGTAGTTGTTCAGCAAGTTCCTGTTCAACCAGTTTGCACTTCATATCCTGATCCATGGGATACGCTGGGATATATTTTTGGTGATCCTATTATGATCACCGTGTGTCAATAACGCTGGTATAGCTCAGACGGTAGAGCAGTTGCCTTGTAAGCATCAGGTCGAGGGTTCGATTCCTTCTGCCAGCACCATTCAGGAATAGTTTAATCGGTAAAACCACGGACTCTGACTCCGTTAATCTTGGTTCGAGTCCAGGTTCCTGATCCAATCGAGGATATATTATGAATCATAAATTGAGCGCAATAATCAAAATTATTTGTTTCTTTGGACTGATGATAGTCGCTGGTTTTATTCTTTCTGATATAAATATGTTATCTCAATGATACAAGAAACTCATAAACGTACAGTAGTAAGAATGATTAGTTATCGTTTAACCGCATGGGTGTTTACGATATTCTGGACTTTCGTTTTTACTGGTGACATTGGCAAGTCTACAGGATTTGCTACAATACTTCATCTTCTTCTTAGTATAGATTATTATATTCATGAAAGGATTTGGTTGAAAATTAAATGGGGTTTGCGGGTGTAACTCAGGGGTAGAGTCACAGTCTTCCAAACTGTTGGTCGCCAGTTCGATTCTGGTCGCCCGCTCCAAATTTTAGGATCAGTTCAGCAATAACTACTTTTCTTTGAACGAAAAATGCAAGTTGATCCTGTTTTATTGTGGATGGATACAGCAAACCACTCGGAGTCGTAAGGCTCCTCCGATGTAAGAACTTTGGTTCTTACTGTTCAGAGAGTTTCTCCACTACGGTGAGAGAAAATATTGCTAGTGAGAATCATTAGATAGGGAGAGTTGAAGGATATACTCGTACGAGTTAATCGGTCTCTCCAGAACAATAATAAAAATTCCTTCAACCATCCAGTTTAGTTTTAGGATATTTTCAGCAAACACTTCGGTCGAAGCATCTGTATTATTACAGAAGATAATAGGTTCAAATCCTATCGTGGTTAATAGCCATGGAGCTAAAAAATATATCCTGTTGTATAAAGTTTTGGGATCAGTTCAGCATTCAACTGTTGCTCACAAACAAGCCAAGTTGATCCCGTTAGTTCTAGGATAACTACAGCAAACCATCGCTGAATAAGCACTCGACTTGTAATCGAAGAAAGATGTTATCCTGTTATTTTTGCTTGACTTCTAAGCAAAGTGTAGTATAATAGTAATATAGAGTTTTAGGATAGTTTCCGCAATGTTTTGCTTTTACACAGCCGTGGTCGTGGGTTCGAGCCCCACCTTCCCTATGGGGGAGTAGCTCAGTCGGTAGAGCACGTAAAATCTATCCTGTTAATTTTAGATTGAGTTCAGCAATCCAATGAAAATCAAACTGATAATTTGACTCAAAGTTCAATCTGTAGAAAAGGAAAGTGAAATGTCTACTTTTGTTAATGCCGTGAAGAATCAGGAAGCACGTACTGAAAATGGTATGAAGGCTCTGAAGTCAACTGCGTCTCCGCTAGTTGATCTATACTTCAACATTGGTGCTTCTCGTGGTAAGGATATCATCCCTGCTTTCGTAGCTGCATATGTTACCAACAAGGAACTTGCAACTCGTATTGCTCTATGGGCACGTGATGCTCGTGGTGGATCTGGTGAACGTAAGATCTTCCGTGATATTTTCCAGTACCTATGCGACAACGATCCTGCACTTGCTGCTCGTATCGTGCATAAGGTTCCGGAACTTGGTCGTTGGGATGATCTCCTAACTGCAAAGGGCGATGTCCGTAAGGAAGCGTTCGAGTTTATCCGTGAAGGATTGTCTAACCAGAATACTGCTGGTCTAGTTGCTAAGTGGATGCCTCGTAAGGGTGAAGTGGCTGCAGAGCTACGTGCATTCCTTGGTATGACTCCAAAGCAGTATCGTAAGACTTTGGTTAATCTAACCAACGTTGTTGAAACTCAGATGTGCGCAAAGCAGTGGGAAGAGATCGACTACAACAAGGTTCCTTCTCTTGCTGCTTCTCGTTACAAGAAGGCATTCAACAAGCACTCTGTAAAGTTTGCTGAGTATGTTCAGAAGCTCGTAAAGGGCGAAGCTGGCGTAAAGGTGAACGCTGGTGCTGTGTATCCTTACGATGTTCTAAAGGGTCTATGTTCATATCGTTGGTCAAACGACTATGATGCCACTGAACTTGGACATCTTCAGGCTCAGTGGGATGCTCTTCCTAACTTCGTTGGGGATGCCCGTATCCTACCTTTGGTTGACGTTTCTGGTTCAATGACCACTCCTGCTGGTGGATACAACTCAAAGAGTGGTACTACTTGCATTGACGTTGCTGTGTCTCTTGGTCTGTATCTTGCAGACAAGAACACTGGAGCGTTCAAGGATACCTTCTTGACTTTCAGCGACAACCCACAGTTGCTGCACCTAAACGGTAATATCGTTCAGAAGTGCCAGCAGATGGTTCAGTCTAAGTGGGCTATGTCTACTGATCTGCACCGTGCTCTGGATAAGGTTCTTGATGTAGCTAAGAAGGGTAATGTGCCTCAGGAAGAAATGCCTGACATGCTGCTTATTCTATCAGACATGCAGTTCAACCAGTGCACTCGTTTCGACGATAGCGCATTACAGATGATTGCTCGTAAGTATCAGGATGCTGGTTATGATCTACCAAAGATCGTGTTCTGGAATCTAAATGCTGCGTATGGTAATCAGCCTGTGAAGTATGATACTTCTGGAGTTGCTCTTGTTTCTGGATTCTCGCCAGCACTGGTGAAGGGTTTGGCTAACGTAGAGACCTTTACTCCCGAATCGATTATGCTCGACACTATCATGAACGAGCGTTATGATTACTAATGTAGAGGGGGATCTTCCCCCTCTTCTCTTTGTTCATATACCTAAGACTGGTGGCATCGCTATCAGGTCTCAACTTAGAGAACAACCATGGTTAAGAACATGGCATATCGGTCACGATCCTTATCATGTTCTCAAACTTAATAATAACATTACTCCAGAAGTCTTCAAGTTCTCTGTCGTAAGAAATCCCTTCACAAGAGCGTATAGTTATTATCATCATTTTTTGCGATTCAATCAAATACAAATATCTTTTAAAAACTTTTTGTCCATGATTATGGTAGGAGAAGTTACCGAGAAAACTCCTCTTATGAAATACGATCAATCTTTTTATATCTTTGAAGAAGATATAACAGAGATGGATAAGATCTACAGATACGAAGAGCTCTGGGAGCTCGAGGTAGATCTAAACATTCGTATACCAAAAATAAACGTTGGCTCTTATTCAAAAGAAGAGTATAATAATGATTATGATTCGGAAAGCGTGGATATGGTTCGAAAGATCTACGCCCGAGACTTTCGTAATCTAGGATACTCAGATGAGTTCTCGTGATAAGAAATATATGGACTTTGTCCGTAGACTAGCTACTTCCAATAATATGAAGATGAAACTGGCAGCGTGTCTCGTTCTTCGTAACGAGATTATCTCTGTCGGTTTCAACTCAGATAAATCCCATCCTCTGCAGAAAAGGTTCGCAAAGAATATCGATGCGATCTTTAAACACGCAGAGGTGGATTGTATTATCAAAGCATTGAAAGTTGTCGAAGAAGATGATCTAAAAGATGCCACCCTATATGTCTACCGTGTTAAGAAACAAAACAAGGGAGACACTGGGTGGGTAAGTGGACTGGCCGAACCTTGTCCGGGGTGCCAGAAAGCGATCGAACACTTTGGTATTAAGAGAACAGTATTCTCTCTCGAAGAAGAAAACGCCTACGGCTCTATGTAGGTTGTGTAAAGATCTCTAATACTCTATTAACATATTCCGCACGATCCTTTACAAATAGTTGTGGCTGCTCGTTGTCCACTGCTATTAGTATTGCGATCTGCGGGATTTTTATTTTATAGATCCATTCGAACATCATCGAGTAACAAGTTGTCTGGAGGAAGTAGGATTCAATCCACTCCTCCTTTTTTGTTTTACGACTTGTTTTGAAATCAATCACAGAAGGTATACCATTAAACTCTGCAATAAGATCGCAGCGCCCAGCAGTTCTCATGGCAACAGAATATAAAGGCAACTCGATACCAAGAATGTTATCGACGTGTTTGTCTAAGAGCGATTGAATACCTTTAAAAGAATCAATTCCAGAAGGCATAGCACCCCGAAGATAATTCTCTTCATTGAGGACATAACGCTCTGCGATGGAATGTACGGCGGTTCCACGACGAGCAGCTTGGACAGTAATCTTTTGAGCTTCTTCGTGACCGACACGTTTCTTCCACTCCATTAGTGCAGTTTTGTCTAGGGCTGAATCTAATACAGTAGTTACCGAACGAAACTTTTGTCCATTCGGTAACACATAATATCTTTTACCGTCAATAGTCTCAGTAGTAATATCTACTTCTGGGACTATATTATGTTTGAATATCTTTCGCAAATCCGTTTTCCATTCTATATTTCGCATCCATTCTATTAGTTATATATATCTTATTTCCAGACGCTTCTTTAACGGTTGAGATCCACTGAACTGCTACGGGGCCAATACCTCTGGCCATCCAATATCTGGCACCACCAACCTTAGATCCCCATGCTTGTTGATACACTAATGTGACGACGTCTTTATATGTTTCGCCGAATGCATTGGTCCACTTATCAATCTTTCTCTCATAAACGAAAGACTGTATACCATTTAGTAACTGTGGTGGCGAACAAGCAAAGAAGTCTGACCTAGGATTGTTCTCATATTCTTTACCAATCTCGCAATAGTTGCCCCACCATATAGGATTCTTATCTTGGAATACAATCTTGTTTCTGTTTCCAAAGATCTTAGTAAAGATACTTTCTTTATCAACGATATTATCGTCTCGCCATTCAGCAATACCATAACCAAGTTTGTAACGTAGATACCAAGTGTCTTTCCATTTCATATCCTTGTCATAATCGACATATAAAATAGACTGACTGCTCTGATCCCAAGCAAACCAAGAATGCATATCTGGCATTGTAGCAGTTAGATTGGTGTCTGGTTCTCTACCGACATCGATGTAATGGAACTTAGCAATCTTATCTATTGGCGGCGCTGGCCAATAGTCCCATGCTTTGATAATGTCTTTTGCTTCTGTCATGATAGGTTCTCCAAGAACTGATCTGTCGCCGCTTCCCAAGAGAATTTAGCTGCACGAGCAACAGCGTCCTCTGGTTTTAGTGTTTTGGCGACCAATATACCTTCTTCAAAATCCCAATCCATCAACGCACCTGACTTTTCGTCTATGATATATTCGTTGACATCATTTCTAAATGCTGCTACAGGTAATCCGCATGCCATTCCTTCTAACACCACTAAACCAAAAGTGTCTGTTAGAGAAGGCCAAGCAAACACGTCATGCTTTGGTAGTTCTGCAGCAATTTGTTTAGCGTTCATCTTACCGAGAAAGATAGCTTCTGGATATTTAGATTTGTATTCTTCTAATTGTGGTCCATCGCCAATAAGAGTTTTGCTGATTGACGGATTATTGATAGAAAGAAATGCTTCTAAATTTTTCTCGGCTGATATTCTACCGCAATATACAGCCGAGATATGTTCGGACTTTGGCTTTGGGTAAATTGGATGGAACAGTTTTGTATCAACGCCACGTGACCAAATCTTTAGATGTTTGATACCCAATTCTTTACAGTAATCAACCATACTGGGGGTTGTAACCATAACAGCACTGCTGTCTCTATGGAACCAACGAAAATACTCACCGCTAACTCTTGGTGAAATACCAGTATGTATCTTAACGTATTCCGGATACTTAGTGTGAAAGGAAGTTGTAAAAGACTTCTTGTATTTTTTACAGCTATATCTAGCGGCAAGACCTATGGCTCCTTCTGTTGAGATGTGAATCTTGTCAGCATTCTTTACTTCTTCATCAGCAATACCCATGGGCAAAACTGGCATAAAAATGCCAGTAGATGGTTGTAGTGGTATCGTTAGTTTATAGAGACCAGGATGAATCACCTTCACTACGTGACCTCGTGATTCGAGATGCTTGATCGTTGTCTTCAGCGTAGTGACAACGCCATTGATCTGCGGATCCCAAGCATCAGTAAAAATAGTAATATTCATTATAGTTTCCTTATGATCTCAAATTTACCATTGTAATGTTCAACAATGGCAGTGCAGGATTCCACCCAGTCACCGCAGTTTACGTATTCAATACCATCAATAGTAGATATATTAACAGAATGTATATGACCGCAAATAACCCCATCGACGCATCTCCTTTTGGCTGCATCGGCAACTACCTTTTCGTAGTCTCCAATGAAGTTTACTGCTTCTTTGACATTAGATTTCGCCCAAGCAGATAGAGAGAAACCATTTATGTTAAGAGCATTATAAACCCATTGTAAATAACGGTTTATGTCAATCATTCGATCATACATCCAGCCGCCAATATATGCTAACCATCTTGCGTTTTTAGTGACAAGGTCGAACTGATCGCCATGTATGACTAGATATTTTTTATTATTTTCTCCATGATGTATTACTTCGTTAACCAGTTTAATATTACCCATCTCGGTTCCCGAATATTCACGAAGGAACTCATCATGGTTACCTATGACAAAAATAACTTCAACAGATTTCTTTGACTGTTTTAAAAAGAATTGCACGACTTCGTTATGTTCTTGTGGCCAGTAAACGTTTTTGCGCATCATCCAGCCATCAATGATATCACCAACAAGATAATATCTGTCGGCTTCTGTTTCTTTTAAAAATTCTAATAACAATTTTGCGTTAGAGTGACGGGTTCCAAGGTGCACATCAGATATAAAGATCGAACGATAACTTTTCTTTTTATCTTTTGACACAACTCCTCCTACGTTATAATTCTCATCTTGTCTTTAAGGATGATGTATTCTTTAACAAGAGCAGAACGAACAATATCTTTGGCTTCGAATTCTACTAGATCAAAAGATTTCATAGAGCGAACCACTCTCATGAAGTCGGTTAGACCGCTCTTCTCGTGTTCTCTTGTGAAGTCTGACTGTCTGAAGTCTCCGCAGAATACTACCTTACAGTTGTGACCAATACGAGTAATAACAGAATCCAACTCGTGAAGAGTAGCATTCTGCATCTCATCAACAACGACAATACAATCGTTGAGTGTAATGCCTCTGATAAAAGAAGTAGAGATAAACTCAACTACGTTTCTCTTCTTTAGATACTCGTATGCATCACCTCTACCGAACAACTCGGTACAGATGGCATAGTAAGGCGCTTCATAAACTTTAGTCTTTTCTCTGTCACTACCAGGAAGGAATCCCATATCTCTAGTAGGAACAACAGATCTTACAATAACAACTTTCTTATAGATACATTCTGGATCGCTGAGGATCTGTTTCAAAGAAAGGTATAATGCCATAAAGGATTTACCAGTACCAGCAATACCATGTAGCATTAGATTTTTATCGTCATCAAAAGAATCAAATGCTAATTTCTGATTCTCTGTAAGAGGATGAAAATGTTTTAGATTAAAATTTAATTTCTCTTGGTAATTTTCCTTTGGTTCTTTACCTTGTTGACGAAGAAGTCTTTTTTCTTTGCGAGTTAATCGACGTGTTCTTGTTTCTTCTTCCATTTTTCCTCTACTAGAATGTGTTAATAGTGCTCCTCGAAATACCTTTTTGGTTTCCCTTCTTCATATGTTTAAGCAGATCACGGAAACCCTGATCGGGTTTACCCATGCCTCTGCCAGAATGGATCATAGGAGCGCCATTTACGAGTTGTGTTACATTTGGATTCTCTTCAAGGTAAACTTCAAGTGCACTGATGCTCATGAAGTCCTCATATTCTTCGCCAGTCTCATTATTTAAAAACTTATATGTAGGCATTAGCAAATACTCATTGTTGAGTTATTACAAGTAACCGTATATGGGGTAGTTGGAGGCGATACATTTGGACCATACCAAACAGGTGGCAAATTTATTCTATTTGGATATGGATTTTCTGGAGCAGAACTTGGATTAGGCTTCCAATCTTTAATGATTTCCTTTTGCCAATCAGGACCAAGTCCAGGATATGATGGAGTAACCTTATTAAAGACTGTTGCTAGATGATCTCTAATAGCTTTCCACTGCATATCGTTTGGTGGTGTGCCACTGTTTAATTCTGCAAAACCTTGCAGCCAATAACAAAACTGTAAAGGATCCATTGATTTAGTTTCCTGAATAACTTGTAGCATCTAGAACAGGTTTCTTTACTGAAGTAGAGTCCTTATACTTAGTCTTCATGGGAGTGTTCTTTCCCATGGTTCCAGTAACCATAGGTGCTCCATTGATAAGAAGTTCGACATGAGGATGATCGGCTAACTTCTGTTCCATCTCAGAGATAGAAATTAGCTCTTCCCATTCTTCTTCAGTCTGCGTATTGCGTAGCTTATAGATAGGCATTAGTCAGTTTCCTGATTCCAAATAAACTGGTAATCATCACCAGATTCATAATCTTCCTCGACAAGAGAAGAAATATCTTTTGTCTTTAGCGCACGTTGTTCACGCTTTGCCTTGCGCTTGTTCTCACGTTCACGAGGATCATCATGATACTCGTCACGGTCTGAATAATCATTCTTCTTGAACTTCTTTAATGCTGACTTACTCATTCTGCGATTAATCCTGGTAGTGCTTCTTTAACATGTCCGATTGTAATGCCAGGGAATGGCATCTTCTTGTCCTTGATTGCGACTAGAAGTTTTGCATCGAGAGGATCTACACGTTCAAGCATTTCAATGAACATCATCTCTCGCTTATTCTGGTTGAGGTCTGGATAGAAACCTTCTACGAAGTAACGTAGCTTTTCTGCTTCTCTGTGGAGCACATGCTGCTGATCAACTACTTCGGTTGGCTTATATGGAGGCTCGCCTTCTGGGAGAAGGAACTTAATAGATGGGTCAAACGCAGCTTGAAGAATAATTCTTAGTGCGAATGTATCATTAGCTTTTAGATTGTCTACTTTTTCTTGTGTCTTTTTTAGTTTAGATACACGATGTAAAAATTCATACATGCCGAGAACAGCCATTATTTTCTCCTTAGAACTCACTCAAGTGGTCAGTTAGATTTTTTAGTTTGTTTGCGATAAAGTAATTTAGTAGTTTACTGCGATCACGTCCTTCTTGAGCATTGTATTGTTCCATAACTTTCTCACGAATAGTATCTGGGGTAAAACTGAGATCAATAAGGTTAGCATTACGAGAATAATTTCGGGCAAGAGTAGTATCCATTTCTTCTAGGTCTGTGCCCATAATCTTTTCTAGCTTCTTTGCTGTCAGGGGTCGCTGGCGATCACCCACAACAAAAACATTATCAGGAGAAAGAACATTAGGAATACCATCTCCTGCATCTCCCTTTAGAATATGTTCGTGTAGATATCGTTCTGGATCATCATGTTTAATCCACTTCTTACGGGTGGGGTCATACTGTTCTACGTTGGCATAAACATGCAACTGAATGAAGTCCTTGTCACCAGAAAGAATTAGAATCTTCTCGCCAGTATTTAGTTCTGTACCGAATTTAGAGACAAGAGTTGCGATAATATCGTCAGCCTCTGCGGACTCTACATCAAGAACTCGGTAGGGGAAATACTCTTTTAGCTCTGCACGAATCTTATTCATGCATTCGAAAATGCTCTTCCAATTAAGCTCAGAAGCCTCAATATTCTTTTTACGATTAGCTTTATAGTAAGGGAAGCGCTGCTTACGCCAGTAGTTGGTATTGTCGCAAGCGATAACCATCTCGCCATATTCGTCGCCGAACTTTACCTTATAAGAACGGAGAGAGTTTAAGATCATATGGCGAACCATATTTTCTTCTACTTGAGCATTGGTATGATTACCAAGCTGCATGAGTAGATTGGATAACATAACCTGATTCAAGTCAACAATAATCACAAATCACCTATTCGGTTTCAGTTTCTGTTTCTTCTGGTTCAGTTAGATCTAATTCTAGATAATCCACAATCTTATAAGAACCTTCTTCGGTTAATTTATCTTCGAAGATATTCTCGATGATTGTTTGGAACGGATGGTAGATACCATAATACTTACACATAACTGCTCTTAATGCTTCAACAATAAAAGCGCCATCCCTTACATCCTCGTCTTCATCGTCGGTCATTCCAAAACCTGCGATGTCTAACTGGTTGAAAAGGATTGGCGCCATATTAAGAATTGTCTCTTGAATGTGATAATGTTTCATCATCTCGAGATTGTTATGAATATGTTCTACAGTCTCCGCTGCCATAACAATCTTCTTGTTAGACTTTGGAAAAGATATAACGTTGTTCGAACTATCAGACAAATTATAATACCTTATCTTGACTAAAATGTCAACAGTATTTATTAATTAGTATAGACCATATGAGATCCAGACCCGTAGAACTCGAAGTCATAGATCCTACAATCTTTGTGTTTGGTAGAGATCGCTCCCTCAACCTTTGTTCTACTTTTTTCTGGAACGTAGAAGATAAAGAATCCTCCACCACCAGCACCGAGTAGCTTACCACCAAGAGCGCCTGCATCTATAGCTGTCTGATAGATCTCGTCGAAATAGTCCTGCGTAATTTCTTCACAGACACCCTTCTTATCAATCCAAGACTCGTGTAACAGTCTACCGAAGTCATCGATCTTTCCCTTGTGGATTAAGTTCAATGCTTCGAATGCTTTATCCTTTGATCGTTTAACCTTGTTGAACTTATCTGCATCTAGCATCGCCTTCTGTTGCTTCTGTAGAATGTTATTAGCATTTCTACTTCTGCCAGAATAAACAAGCATTAGATTCTTTTCAAGAGCCATTACATTAGGATTGGTTAGTCTAAGTTCTTCAACTTCTACTTCACCATTCTTACGGAAACGGAATAGATTAAACCCACCCCAAGCTGCAGCGTACTGATCCTGCTTACCAACAGGATAGCCACACCTTTCCATTTCTATCTGACATGCAATGTCGGCAACATATTTACGTGTGCTGTTATCGTATTTTGTGGTAGATAATGCTTTAACAAGACCCACTGTAAAAGCAGAAGAGCTACCAAGGCCAGAACCCTTAGTAACAATATCAGATATTGAAGCAACGGTCATCTCCTTTTTGATGTCATAATACTTCAAAGTCTCACGAGTGATTGCATGCTGCATCTGTTCGATATCATGTTGCTCTTCAACGTCATCATACATACAACGCACTCCCATATGTGGAACCTTATGAGCAAATACGTAAATGAATTTGTTGATGGTGACGGAGAGAGCAGCGCCGTCCTCCTGTTCATAGAAGGACGGCATATCACTTCCTCCACTAAAGAACGATACACGTAGCGGAGTCTTTGTTAGAATCATTTCATTATGCCTTGTAAGTAAACATTTCCTTTGGAAACTTTCTTGATTCCTCGTCGGGATAATGAGCAAGTAGCTTTTCTAGATTTGCTTGCCAACGAGTCTTAACATAATCGATATTGTAACGGCTGTCAACAAAGATTTTGTTAAAGCGAATCATCTTGTCGTGGTTCTTTGTTCTAACAAAATCAATAGCAGCGTTTAGATTACCAGCAAAGGCAGCTGCATGATTATTAATGTTAGTAAGATCACCCTGGAACATTACGTTTAACCCACCGGAAGATTCCGGTAGAGCGCCAAGATTAGGATGAACACAAACCAAACCAGCGGACATAGCTTCGAGCATGGCTCGGCAGGATGTCTCTGTCCAAATAGAGGGGTAAGCGAAGATATGAGACTTGTTAAGGTGCTCTTTGAGTTGTTCATTCGGAACGAATCCATGATATGTCATTTGTGGATGATTACGAATCTCGTCGTACAACGGTTCGAACTGCTTGTCAGCATCATCCCAACCATAAATCTTAAACGAAGAGAATACATCAAGGTGAATATCTGGATGCTTCTCTGCTAGCTCCTTGAATACATGAACAAGAATATCAAGACCACGTTGTGGAGTTGATGTGTATACTAAACGAATCTTGTCGTCTGGCTTATCAAAACAAGTTTCAGGAGCAGGAACAATACCTGATTCTAGAATTAGAGAATTCTGATCATAAGGTAGTCCATGCACTAACTGATAGCGTTGATACTGCCAGTTAGAAATAAAGATAAACTTATGAAACTTAGAACGCCAATTAGCGTCACGGAACTTAGCAGACTCTGGATCTTCTGGAAGATCATGACACCAGAATAAACGAATCTTGCTTTCGTCTAGATCACGAGGACGTGAACAGATAATCTGGAAATTCTCGAGCAAATCTTCTGGTAGAATCTCTGCCAACTTACGCTTGGCAATCTCTGTACCACCAAACGCCTTTTCGGAAATTTCGTTTTCTTCAAACCCCTTCATTATACTTCAATCCTATATCCAGATGCAACAGCATCATTATAAAACATTTCAACAGTTTCCTGAGAAAACTTTGTTAGATCTTTACCTTGTAGGTTTAACTTCTTGATCTGATCATGAAGCATGGTAATGATATCACAACCAGCAGCTTCTGCCATCTGCAGATGATAGATTTCTCTACAAGAAGCCCAAAGGAACTTAATCTTATCGAACTCTGCTGGCTTGTTGTTTGATTCACCAATACACTGCTTAGTCCAAGTAATAGGATTGCGTAGAGTATCAGCAACACGGCCAGAGAAAATAGAGATAATAACGGGAACATCTGGGTTAGTAATGTTCTCTATAATATTGTGAGTTTGGTTAGGAGTAAAGACCGCAGTAACGTTTACCTTTACGCCTTCTTCGTTAAGCAATCTAATTAAACCATAATTTGGTTCGCCCTTTGTATTCATAACTGGAATCTTTACGAACACATCGTAGTTACATTCTGCTCCCCACGAAGCAATCTTTTTTGCCTGTAGATACATATTATTTGTATCGTCAGCGAATACTTCAAGAGAGATATTAGTTCCTGGGCGCTTTTCAGCAAGAGAACGAATTGTATTCTTTGCGAATAATTCATAGTCTGTAATACCAGCTTGCTTCATTAGTGTTGGGTTAGTAGTAAATCCTGTAACTCTTGGATTCTCAGCAGCCTTCATAATACCATCAAAGTCTGCACCGTCTGCATAAATCTCAATCATTGTCCACCTACATTTTGTTGAATAATTGTTACTGCTTCAAGAAGGTTTTTGGCATAGAAATCTGGAGTAATATGCAAATATTCTTGAGGCGCATTGTATATATCACCAAGGTATATAGTCTTGACGCCAGCACGATTTCCTGCAACAACGTCACGCCATGTATCACCAATCATCCAGCTACGTTCCTTACTTACCATCCATTCTTTGATGATCTTATTCAACATACCAGGATTAGGTTTATACTCTTCAGTACCACGTGTTCTTGCTGCCTGAATTGTATCAACCTTTAAGTCGTTCTTTAAACAATCATGAATGACATTCATAGTTTCTTCGGTTGTGTATCCATCATCAACGTCTGGCTGATTGGTCACAACGTGTAGAGAAAATCCAAGAGATCTCAATCCCTTAATTGCTTCCTCTACACCATTGATGTAATTGAACTCAGAGAAATACCAAGGACAAACGTGCTTTGGATTATCTCTACCATGGACTAGCTCGTTGAGCGTGCCATCACGATCAAGGAATACTGCTTTTACCATTTGGTTTTGTTCTTCTGTAGGACAGGATTAGAAACTAAGCAATGCCAGACTACGCCCTGGAATGCTTCGGAGTGAGGAGTAACTCTATCAGGAGATAGTTGCGGGACAACTACAACAATGTCACCATTCTTAGCAGCATAACCATCTTTCTTACCAACAATACCGAATACCTTCGCACCGTATTCTTTTGCTAGATCAATGGCATTAACTAGACCAACTGATACATTCTTCTCTTTATTACCACCGCCTACTGATAAGACGAACAGCGCATCACGTGAAGAAAAATTGCTGACTTTGAGGTATTCTGTAAAGATGGTGTCGAAGCCCTCATCGTTAGTCCTTGCGGTAAGTTCCGACACGTTGTCTGTTGGAGAGTATGATTCGATTCCGCATAGTTTACGTAGATCATTAACCATATGGGAAGCGTTGCCAGCGCTACCACCAACGCCAAGAACAAACACACGACCAGCATGCGCACCGACATCTGCAACAGCTTTAGCCAGCTTATCAATTTTGTTCTTATCGATTGCATTTGCGATGTCTACTACTTCGTTAAAATATTGATCACTAAATGTCATTATGCCTCACTTATAAATTCTAAACGCCACGCTTTCTGCATGAGCTCTACCGAGCACTTCATACTTATACTTAGTCTTTTCTAAGAATTCATTCCATGCTTTCCATTCATGATGCTGATAATTATTATATATGATAAATTCGTCAAAGACAATAACAGAACCATCTTGGAACTTCTTTTCGAACTTATCAAGAACATATTTTGCAGAAGAATAGATATCGCAATCAACATGCATGAATGCAACTTTTTCTTCTTTGTGTTGTTTGATAAATCCTGGAACAGTTTTCTTGAATAGACCTTCTACGATTACTACATTCTCTGGTAGGTCTGATGGTTTCTCACAAGAAAAATGCCCAGCGTTGTAACCGTTAGTCCAATCTTCTGGCAAACCTTGGAACCAATCAAATCCATACACAGTTCTGTCTGGTAATGTTGATGCAATTCTTTTGATAGTTCCGCCTGTAGCTACACCAAACTCTAGAACCAAACCATCAAGGTTCTGAGCTTGTTGTGCGAAATATTCAAGATGGATTATTGGAGCGTTTAGACAACTCTCTAGCATATACTTTGCCTCTTAAATTTGATGAAGAATAATAGTGTTTGCGATCAATATATACGACTTCAATCTCTCGCTGTCTGCAGACATCAGCGGCATATACGAATTGTCCCTTATATTCTTCGCCAAGGAATCTCTTTTTAACGTCCAGGATACTTAGCATATTTGCTAAATCCTCTTCTGTGTCGTAGGGAATGATCTGGTCTACGAACCGACAAGCAGATAACTGCGCATATCTTTCAAAAAGAGATTGAACTGGCTTGTTCTTTGTATCTGGACGGTCGATCGTTGGGTCAGACTGCAACCCAACGATTAGATGATCACACTGCGCTCGACATACCTCGAGCATTGTAACATGGCCAGCATGCATCAGATCAAACGTTCCGAATGTAATACCATTATTAGGACGCCACTTTTCTGCATGGTTATAACAAGGTTCTGCCATAGGATAAGTTGAACGAACGTTAAGCATTAATCCCTCACAACATAATAATTGTTATCACCATCCCACTGCTTCATCTGCTCTGAACCAAGTGGAATCTTTGTCATGTTCTTATCTTTGAAGAAGTTAGTAAAATATTCGTCATTTACCTTCTGTCCAAAGATTTCAGACTGTGCCATGATTAGCCAGTTCTTTGACTGGTCGATCTTTGGCATTAGCTGCGCACGATATTCGAGTGGCGTTTCTGATAGAGACCAAGTAGCAATTACAAGATCAGCATGAGAGACGTTGTCGTCTTCGAAAGACCACTTTGGAGTAATGCCCTGCTTACCAAGATAGAATTCCTGAATTGGCTGAGTCTCTGGAATATCAACGATAGTATATTCGCCCTCGAAACCAAGGTCGTGGATTAGTGAACACATGTCACCATAGCCAGCACCAATTTCAACAATTGACTTGATAGAACGTAGCTTCTCCTTACCGAACCCAGTAATCATAAGATGACCAAGGTTCTGGATACGCTGCGTTGATGTATCAAAATCATTAGTTGGGCGAAGTGCTTCTGCCATACCTTCTGGAATACCAATCCAGTTTTCTAGCAGAGCATTATAGATTTCTTCGTCACGATAAGCATGATAGAATGCTTCGCCAAAGAAACGAGATGTTCTGTACTGTGTTACAAGAGGAACGTTGTGGATACTAGCCCACAAACGAAAACGATTGAGCGGGAGTGTAGCACAATCATGCTTGAACACTTCCCGCATCGTTGGCCAATAATCTGACCCGTTTACCGCTTTAGCTTCACGCTGCTTCACAGACCATTCTGAATTCGGATCAAAGTCCGACCAAATAATATTCATTACCAAACTCCAATTATGTTATGCTTGTCTTTCTAGATATGTAGTATTTGATCTAGTAGGTAGGAAATAGTCATCAACAAGTTGAGCAACTACGTTTTTATCAAAAGGCTTGCACGAAAAGACGTCTAGGTACATATCACCTGAATCGTCGCAGAAATGTGCACAAATGTTACTTGTTTCGATTAGCTGGACAAGAGTATATCCAGACTTATTACCGTCGCCAAAGTGAACGATCTGTGGTTCGCCATAAGCAACCATGTCAATCTTCTCAACTAGATCGGTAACGAATTCGTAAATTGTTGCTGGACTTGTTACTGCTGCTCTATCGCAATCGCCCGCATTGATGATTAGGTGATAACCCCAGTAGGTCTTTTCGTTCATTCTTGACTCCTAAAAATATTGATATGGATCTAAAACTTGAACATATTCAATAGAGTCGATACGGAATGAACGCCATCCACCCTTCATCACGTCCCATACAGCAAGAACTTCTTTGTTCTCGTCATGGAATTTCTTTACGTCTTTTTCTTCTTCGACATATGTCGGAGGAAGTAGACCTGGCATGAGAGTGCAACGCATCTCTCGCTTTTCGCCATTAACCTTTGTGAAATAAACTGCAACAACATTCTTGCGTAGGTCTTCTAGCAGAGTGTCACGATCGTAGGTAGCCATAATTTATGCTCCGTGGTAATTATTTTCCAATAGAACCTTGCGAGTGTCTGAAGTTTCTTCAACAAGATGCTGCTTTAGCTGCTCATATCCGCCGATGTTAAAACCATCAACGACTACGACAGGAAAAGTCTTAGCTTCTGGAAACTTTGATAGTAGAATCTCACGAGTAAAGTCTTCGTCTAACTTATACTCAATGAAATCTTTACCGTGTGTGCGTAGGATTTGCTTTGCTTGATCGCAATGCACACAATTAGTCTTTGAATAAATCTCAATGGCCATTAAAGTAATCCTCCCAATACAAATTGACATCAGCAGGGTTATACGGATTATAGCCCAGCAAAATCATGTCCGTCTCAACCATAAATTCTAGATCACTGCTCATATTCATGACAACCTCCAAGTTAGATCAGAACATTATAACTTATTTTTTAGTGGAAAGCAATATTTATTTTAGCGAGAGCTCTTGATCTTGGACGCCCTTATCATAGGCATTCATCTTATCCAGATATCCTCTGTTACGTAGCTCTTTGAATACTAGGTTCTCTCTGGAATATTCACCATACTGCTGGATGCCAGCGGCTCGCATGTTCTTTAGTTTTGTTTTCAAAACATTGACTGCACCCTCGCCCATCTTATTTTTGATTAGATGGTCAATGGCGTGCATATAGTGCTTAACCTTCTGTTTAAGAAGGTGATCGTTCTGATAATCGTAGTCGCACTTACCAGGTTTCTTTAACCATTCATCGTTTTTAAGAGAATAGACGCCCTGATCTTTCGGATATTTAATACTATTATCTTGAGCGTAAGGTTCTAGCGGATATCCATATACATTAACATCGTGAGATAGAGTCCAGAGAGATTTTTTATCCTGGAGATATTCCTCTACGAATTTTGGATCGCTAAACAATTTAGAACGGTCGACGATAAGATGAACATCAATATCAGATTTAGAAGTGTAATTGAAGTTAGTGTTACCACCTGTCATTACGATATCTTCAATCATACTCTTGGGAATCTTAGCAAAGTCAGCCCAAGTCTCGCCGAATTTTATAAGAGCCTTACGAACTTCTGGCTTTATTTTATCGCCATCCCAGAGCTTCTCATTAAGCTCTTCGTGACATTTTAGAGTTATTTTTAACTCGGCAATAAATTCTGAGAAGTTCTGCATATTGATTCCTTTTTGGATTATTTATAAGAACCAATACTTCCACAACCCAACTGCATATATACCAGTAACTATAATTTGGATTGTGATTAGAGACAATTTTCTCCAGTGCCAACCTATCACAAACCACAATAGATTACCAGCAGCACTTACGTATATATTAGCTGGATAGATATTCCATGAAGTCAGAGCAACACCTACGATTAGAACAACAGTTGCTACCCACTCAATAAAAATCCACAATTTCGTCTGCGATTCCATATTTCACTGCTTCCTTTGGAGTTAACCAAACATCTTCTGGTGGTAGTAGATACTTCTTAATAGTTGCTTCGGTTTGACCAGTGCACTTCTTATAATGATCTACAATGCGCTGACTGGTATTATTAAATTCTTTGACTGATGCCATCAATTCATGTTCTTTACCCATAGATCCCCATGAGAACTGGTGGGATAGAATTGCGGTATTTCTAGTAATGTAACGATGTCCTTTTGCTCCCGCCATAAACGTAAGTAGACCACAAGAAGCAATTTCACCAAGTCCATATGTATATACCGGAATCTTTGAACCCTTCATCGTATCGATGAGAGAAAAGGCTGAGGGAACTTCGCCGCCAGGAGAGTTAATAATAAATTTCATAAACTTCGGGCGGTCTTTTTTCATTAGGTTACGGGCAAGAATAAACTTTAATGCTTCGCCCGTAGAACTTGCGTCGAATGTTGAGTTGAATAGATAATAGTGGTGGTCTTCGATATTCGGAATGTCTATTGTTTTGTCTTCTTTTTCTAAATTCAAAATAGCCTCCAAGAAAAAAGGGTGGCACGGACATTGCCACCCTCGTTGTTATTTTTGAATATGCATATGATTATAGTGACCTGGAACTCTCCAGAGCACTGTGTAACCTTCTGATCTTAACTGAGCAGCAAGGTGATCAAAATTGTGTGCATACGCTGAGTGAGCCTCGAAAACGCCACGACCAACATTTACGTCGATCGCACGCCCTGCGTAGTGTGCCCAACCATGATGAACATGGTGCACTCCACCGAATGATGGATGCTCAGACACACGGAGACCCTGATGCTGAAGCTGATGACCAAGAGCTACGATCGAACCTGAGTATCCATCGTCCGCACGCTCAAAGCCATAAGTTGCTTCTCTACGCTCGCTGTAAATGCGAGCCTGTCGTTTGTTTTTAAAACGTAGCTGAGGAGTAACGTCTCCCCAACCATCGAAGATCGATCCAATCGGATCTGGTTCTTCGAGATTTGCTGAATACTGACTATGTTTGCCAGGATGAACTTTTGCTTCTGCCACACTTGCATACGCAAGCACAGCAGCTGCTGTCATCGCAGCTAGAATAATCTTCTTCATTTGGGATTTACCTTTCTGTTATGTGCAACCGACCCTTAACACGGATGGTAATTTAGATGTGCGGTTCCTCGGAAACCAAGGGCACGAGCCACGTTTTGATTGACGTCAATTGTTCTTCCTCTGACGAATGGCCCTCTATCGGTTACAACGGCTTCTACTTGCCTACCATTCGACGGGTTGTGGATACAAACCGTTGTTCCAAATGGTAAGGTTCTATGCGCCACCCCATAGTGATGACGCATACCGGATGCTGTCCGTCCGCTCCGGTCGTTATACCACGAGGCGTTATGTCCGCCACCAGTGGAATAGGTATTTATATGCTTGGAATGCTTGCCATAGGCGACTTGCTGGTGTTGATTCCAACCACCAAATAGATCATCCAAGAAGCCAGCGTTTGCTGTTGTAGAGAAAAGCGCAAATGCTAGCACAATAATATAACGCATAATATATCCTTTCAGATTATAAAGGGAACCAGGAAGCAGTACAAGGCAAAACACCTGTATACTTAGATGAAACTATGTTAAAAGGAATAGTTATTCTGGTTCTATTGTATGGCCAAGGATAAGTTCTATGTTCATCGTTATCGTTTTTGGCCATAATCAGAAGATTATCTTTGTCTTCTAATTCGTAAATATCTTCTGTGTCCAAGAATTTATAGTATGTCGAAGAAGGTTCAACGTCTACGCAAAAGAAACCATGCATACCAAGAAGCATAGCAAATCTATACGAATGGTTATGCCATGGAAAATTACCATTTTGATCGCAAAGGTTTAACCAACAATGTATATAATGTTGCTCTCGGGAATTAGGATTTATTTCAAAGAACATATCTCTAATTTGTTCATGTAATAAACTAAACCCTGGATACCCTAACCTGAATAAATTATATTTGTAACTGACATATCCTAAAGACCACTGTCTGTTGTGTTTAGAATTTTTATCTATATAATTTTCTTTGATTATATCGTATGCAGACCAACATTCTTGTTTGATAAGGTTAAGATCTAAAGATAATTGTTTTTTGAAAATATAATTATTGATCGATTGCATTATCAAACCTTTGGTGGTACTCCGGGAGGGATTCGAACCCCCGATGGAACCGTTATGAGCGGCTGGCCTTAACCACTTGGCTACCGGAGTTTATTATTACGCCAGCAATCTATCTGCAGCAATAGAAGCTGCGAAGGCGTTTGGTTTTACAAAAGGAATGACATTACACATTCCCTTGATGTATCCAACTGCTTCTAAAATAACGCATGAAGATCCATGCTTTTCGTCAGGGTTGATGTCCAGATGTATTTCTGTTTTTCTTTGACCAATAGCTTCTGCTAGATCCAAATACATCTGCGCAGTACGCTGCACTTCATTCATCAAACGCATACGTGGGCGATTCATCTTCTGGTCATAGTCTCTTTCAGATTCTAAATGACCAAAAACTTTACATCCACGGTTGCCATCATAGTGAACAACAACTACAGTACAGTATTCAGCAAACCAAACTTCACCCTTACGGTAACGGGCTGAATCTGAACCGATGTAGATCTTTGTTGACAATGATGTGTTGACAATGAACTCTCTGACTTCGTCCAGATTCAGCTTTTTCATTGTTACATTCCTAGAATGCCGAGACCTAGAAGGCCACGCTTACCCTTTGGAGTAATGTCAACAGAGACATCATCACCATCGTTATCAACGTCAACATCTGCACCTGGAGGAGCAGTTACGACGGTGCCATGTGGAGTTAGCTGAATAGCTGGAGCGAACACGCCCTTGCTCTTAGCAGCGCCTGGAACAGCAACGGTTGTTCCGTTATGTGTCTCGTCCTGATATGCACCAGCGGAAACTGTTAGACCCAGAACGATTGCTGCTGCTAGAAAAAACTTATTCATACTTATTCACCTTTCTGATTAAAATTACTTACGCTTACGACCCTTCAAACGACGAGCCTTGCGCTTCTGACTGCCGACTTTACGGCGACCCTTGCGTGGTCGATTCTTACTTGGCCATGGCATATTATACCTCCAAATCAAAATTGTAGTTTACAGTTATCCTCTCCTTGATATTAGTAGGGCAGGTGCTCGAATGATACCTATTACCTTGGAATATCATGAAACGATTTTCTTTAGACTCTACTTTATCGGCGACCGTAAATCCGCCATTATCCATAATTTGTTTATAGCGCTCGGCACTATTAATTTTACGGTCTAAATTATACATTTCATTGTATAATACTGTTTCGCCATCATTGTTTGTTAGATAAAGTAATCCTGTGTAGTGAGGTATTTCATTATCCACATGAGGCATATTAATGATCTTACCATCTTCTTTGGGTAAAATCAACCCTAATCTTACTCTATAGATATTTTTGATTTTTAGATTTAATCTCGATGCAACTTGCAGTAAAGCATCTTTGCACAATCCACCAATTTCTGAGACAACTCTATTGTCTACTAGACCCATACTCGAGAAACTATCTTTATATTTATTCTGATTGGTGTATTTTCCAGTATCTGGGTCTAAGAACCATGGATAGTTTGGATCATAATCTATGTATCGTTTTCCGACAGGCCAATAATCCCACCTAAATTCGGGCTTACGCACGTGTTCGCATATCTTTTTAAAAGATAGGTTATCTATTGCGTTATCACAGACAAGCGAAGGACTACCATTTAATATATCCATATTATACCTTCTTTTTCAGAAAAGTCAAATGTTTCTTATGGATCTTACAAGAGATCCAAGAATTATACCACTGATCTGATTCTAAAACATCATACTGGAATTGAAGTTTCGCTTCAAAATATGACATCTCGCCTTTCGAAGAACAGAATCTAAGAATCTCTCTTCTAAAAGCATCTTTGCCAAAAATATTTACGTGATGATTTAATTCTTCGTTGGAACCAAAGTAGTCTTTCCAATCAGACTCTACTTTGTATTTCTTTTTCTTACCTTTGACTTGCTTAGTCTTTGAGAAATAGAAATTTTTCTTACCGATATATTTTCTTTCGGTGCGAAGATTGGTAATTATATAGACGAATCCAATATAATTACCAATATCTTCTACGATTTCACCTTTATATGTCCACATCCCGAATCTCCTTCGGGATATTTATTAGTCGTCTTCGAAGTCTAGTTCTTCTTCGTCTTCATGATAACCAATAAGATCACAAATTTGCTCTAGTAATTCTAAACACTGTAGTTGAAGAGAATCTCTATCGTAAATCGTTTCTGGACAAGAAATTTCGTTTTCTCTTATAAAGTCCTTACATAAATCAAATAGTTCTGAATCTATTCTCATTAGTTTTCCTTCTTAGATTTCGCAATTGCCTGATGTACATGCGAGAGTTTGAACTCCTTCTACATTATCATCCATCTCGACAAGAGCATCCCAATCCACAGAAGTTGGAATAGTTTTATTTAGATCTTCGTAATCGGCTTCGGTAATGGTTTCATATGGAGCCTGACGATAAGTTCCACCATCATAAGGTAGGAACGAAACACCTGACATTTCGTCAAAGTGATCATAAACCCAAGCACCAACACGTGGCCATTCGTCTTCAGTTACGTTAATTGTTACTGATGGCTTATGCTCGCACCAATGACGCTGATACTTCAACCAAAGTTCTAGATGATCAATAGCAGATACATTCTCTCTTGTGATTGAAGTTTCTGGTAGTCTCATTGGGAAACTAAAGACAGTAGTAGAATGAGGTTTAGTAACGTCTGGCTCATGAGGAACGCCAGCATCAATAAGATGCTTTGTAAGGGGATCCTTGTTGTCGCTACGAACACGGCGGATATAGTGCCTATCATGACCTGGATGAATACCAGAAGGACTAAGGACCAATTGACTGACTGTTCCACTTGGCTTAACGCAAGTAATGGCGACTGATTGATTAATACCAAGTTTCTCGCTCCATTCCTTATTTGTATCAATAGCGACCTGTCGTAGACGTTCTAGGCGTGCAGGTAACTCTGGATCATTATAGTCGTTCATGATTGGGCAATCATAGATGCCAGTGAATGATACACCGAGCAATCTTTCTTCTTCTGTATTCTTCTGCCAAATCTTACGTAGATATGGGAAATAAGTCATAGTCGATTGGAAAGTTCCCAATATCGTTGCGACTCTAATCTTTCTAGCAAGAGATTTCTCACTATCAGTGCTTCGAATAACGACCTCTGTAAGATTGCAAAATTGGTAGGGTCGAAGGATAATCTCTGAGCAGGGGTTAGTTCCGAATTCAAACGATGAATCTCTGCGACCACTTCTTTTAGCAACTTTTTGGCTTGCTTCTCTGGAAAAGATTCCACGCTCGCCCGACTTAGATTCATAGATTGCAAGCCATTCAGACATAAACTGCCCGACTTCTGGCTTTTCTGTATAGACTGCTGAGTTGTTTGAAAGAGCTCTTTGAACATTTGCTTCCCACCACTGTCCTGCTTTTGCATGGCGCATGCGATCATCTGATAAGTTAGATAGGGAGATCATTGCTGAACGTCGCACTCCACCAACTACAACAACTTCACCAATTTTACACATAATGTCATGGCATTCTAACGATGTTAGTTTACGACCATGTGCATTCTTGAAAACACGAATAACGAACTTGAATAGATCGTTCAATGGATCTGGACCAGAAGAACGGCCACCAAACACCTTTAGTGGTGCACCAGCAGGACGAAGGTTTGATAAATCCCACTTTGGAACTTCACCAGCGTAAAGGAGTGAAATAAGCATACGTAATGCTTTTGCCCAACCTTCCTTGCTGTCACGTACTGTGATCATGGTATCACAGTCAAAAAGCTGTTCTGGAATTTCTGGTAGCTTATTCACATACTGACGCTCAACAGAGAAGCCAACACCAGTGCCATTCATAAGAATGCACATGGCTTCATCAAAAGCCTTTGGATCGTCAATAGGAAGATAAGAACAATTGTAGCCAGCGACGTTATCACGATCTAGAGCCTTACCAGCAGTCATCAATGCTCTCATTGATGGCATTACTTCAAGATTATAAATTGCGTCAAATACTTCTTGCTTTAGCTTTTGATCAACCGTCCATCCCTGGCCTGTTGAAACTTTTGTGAACATATAATCCACATAACGCTGGACCGTTTCATTCCAGTGTTCACGACGATTCTTCTCTGGAAGGAAACGTGCATAACGGGATTTGTGGATGTACTGCTGGTAAACTGTAAAGTCTGTCATTATTTTGCCTCTTTGTTCTCTTTAGCCTTGTATATATATCTCTTCTTTTCGTCTACTGTCCATATAGGAGCGGCATATGGATTATGTTGATCAAAAAGTTCTAAGTATTCTTCTTCAGTTACTACACGATGTGATAAGATGTTTTCACCAACATGTTCTTGTGCTACTTCATCAAATTCTGTTTCACCACCAGTAGTAAAATACATAACATCTTCTACAGCATAATCTGCTGGTTGGTCATCTTCAAGTTCTACAGCGTATATATGCCTGAACGTGGAGACGGTTTCAACTAATACGATTTTAGGCATCAAGAATCTCCGTGATTTTCAAATATAAAGGTAGCTCTGGATATAGATAACCAGAATATAGCTGTCTGATTTCTCTACCCATGAACCTGCTATTCACTTTGCGAACGGCTCTGGCGAATTTCTTAAAGTCATATCTATCGAACAGCATTATAAACCAAACTTCTTTCTTGACCACGGAAAATTATGATATTCGTCGTGCCAGATAAACCACCTGCCATCATCAAGCGCCTTTATAGACCTGATTGTTTCTCCATGGATATTGATCATCGTTACGATTCTATTCATGACCAGAACTTCCATGTAGCAACCGTGGCAACTACCAGTGAAAATACACCTATGCAAATTAGATAAAGAATCTTATATATGTCATGAATTGCTGTGACAATAAGCATTGCATCTTCGTGTGTCATGACCAAAATCTCCACCACCATGATTTAGGTTCTTCTTCCGACTTATTCACAGGAACACCATGAAACCAAGGCTCTGGAAACCAATATTCTTTCAATGACGGGAAGTGTTTTAGAATCTCTTCCTGTGCAGCAAGAGCAACCTGACGGTGTTCTTTCTGTGTGCCTTCTTCGGCTCTAACGTCAATGTAATGAATCCAAGAACGAAGCGTCCCTGACATATATAGACGGGTTGTGGTTAGACCTTCTGGTAGAATTGCTCTTGCTTGTTCCTTTGCTATGCCAAGTTCAATAGCCTTTTTATAAGAATATTCTGCCTGACTTTTTACTAGGTGTTGATGAACATCCCATTCTTCTTCCAAATCTTTATCATCAACCTCAATACTATTCTGACGGTTCTTGGCGTCCTGTAGTCTTGCTTCTCTCGTTACAAACTGCATGTCCTTAGTGGGATCGGCATAACGCTGGCTAAATTCCTGAAACGAAAAAGAACGATGGCGAATGATCTGGTGAGAGATATCACGAGTTGTATTGATTTCCATTGTGATAGAAACCATCTCAAACGGAGACCAGTGCTTATGTTCGATTAGATACTTGAGGAGTTTTTCTGATGTTAGTGTGTTATGCTGATTGGATGGATTAGATACTCGGGCGGTGTATGCGATAAATTCGTTGGGTGTCATCTTATCACAACGAATTTGCCCAACATCGTTTTTGTTTTCAATAAGCGGTTGTGTTACTGCAATAATCTTAGCGTCGTTCATCGTGCTTCTTCCAGTTTTTTCTTCATATCAAGAAATTCAATCACTCTCTCATACTTGAGTTTTTCAGCAGTATCTTTAGGAAGAAGATTATATATGGGCGATTCCACAATCTGCTTTACAAGTTCTTCTCTTGACATATTAATAACGTCACCAAAGAAACGGTTAGCAACGTCTTTGCTAACATAGTTGAGGTCCATTCCTCTCCAAGTCATAGTCATTTGTTATCTTCCTCTATCAGTTTCTTACAACGCTTCTTCCAATCGTCACGTTGCCATTGTGCTTTGTCGTGCGACAGTTCATGATAATCATTAGCGATGAACTGAACCAGCTTCTCATACTTTTCAAGTCGATGCAATTCATTTCTAACTACATATGCTATATCAATCTTGTTCATATTTTAATCTCCAATGTAGCTTCTTTTACGCAATAACCACGATCGATCCAATATGTCTGTTTCCTATCCCATTCATAATCATTAGGATGAATATTCATAAATCGAATCCATGCTTCTGTTGCAGTCTTACCAAAAGAATGTTCACGAGGAATCCACGGAAACTTGTCATCGCTCTTGGCCCAAACGCTGCTGGGCATGCAGATGACATATCCTTTAACCTTGATCATCTTTTAAATATCCATCTCTTGGTCGGCGTTTTATCTTGCGCCATTTTTTACAGTTAGGAAACTTCAAAAGAATCATAAGACTATCCCAATGAATCGCTTTTAGATATTTGCGATGCTTTTTGACATAATCTTTATATTCTTTTGATCCTTTCATTCCGAAATTACCTCATAAGTCTTTTCAAAGATAGCAGGAGCGCATGGATAAAACTCTCCGGCAACTCCCTTAATAATATAATCATTAAGACGAGCAGTCATCATACCCTCTAGAGTCATGATCTGAATAAATGGTTCTGTGTTTTCTCCACGAGAGATTAACAAACCATTACACCAATCAGAGATTTCTTTTGCTTTCTTCTCAGTAAAAAGAAATGCTTCCACTTCAACTGGCTTCTTACGAACGATCATTTACTTGCCTCTTCAATTTTACGCAAAACTTCTTTAGCAGATTCTTCTACAATCCACCGTGTGCCATTTCCTGGACCACCAAAAACGATAGTCGATAATGAACCATACTGTTCGCTGGATTCTTCGAAAACGCTGGTAATCCAATCAATGTTAATATAAATCGGATCGCCCCTATACTTACCAGTATTAGAAAGTTTAACAAACTTCATACCTTACTCCATTTCTGTAATGCCAGTTTCGCTGACAAATCTCTATATGTATTCGTTTTAATAATATGTTCGATAAACTCCGGAGATAATCCTGCTAGGACCATATCATTAACGTCTTTGTGTTCCATTGTTTCCGGCCAAATACAGACATTATAACCATTCATGATAGCTTTGTCAAGTTTCTTTTTAGTCTCTACAGACCGAGGCTCGTTGTCATATACGATCGTAAGTCCTGATTTGTCAAAATCTCTAATTGCGCTAACCAGATCACCTCCAGCAGTAGCAATACTATTAGGAACGAACATACTATCAATCGGACCTTCAAGGACTGGTATAATACGGTTACGATCCACAGTGTCCAAGCCATAAAGTTTAGGTACTGACTCATTAAGTATAATTGTAATATATTTAATTCCATTAGACGATTTGAGGGATCTACCTTGGAAGGCATGCACGCTCTTATCAGAATCCAGAAAAGGGATAAGCAACCTTGTCTCATCCCGAGCCAAAGACTCAACTGGAAACTTGTTGGGAACCAAATTATTAACATAATGCTTAAAATTAGGACATGCGAATAACTTGGCATGGTAAACATTAGGGATCTTTCTCTCAACTACGAATTTCTTAATAGGATGATCAGGAGAAAGTTGGCTAACCTTCTTAAGACCTTTCAATGGACCAGATGTCATAAACACTGGCTTACGCATCTTCTCAACGAACTTTTCGTATTCATCTTGTTCTGGAGGCTTTTTATCCTGCAGCCTCTCCAGCTGATATTCATTATATAGGTTGACGTCTAGCATCTTAATGAAGTTTGGAATACCCATCGTCGCATTACAATTATGACAATGGAACATCATCTTACCGTCTTTCTGGTAGATGTATCCTCGTGCTTTATTTTGATGTGATTCTGAATCTCCGCAGATAGGGCAACGGAAATTGTAAAGGTTCGAACTTTTACGTTTGAATTTCTCTAGACGTGTAGAAACAATACCAATATACTTGTGAACAAGCCAATCCATAACAACTCCATAATATAACCTCAAATATGATTATACTGGGTTTTTCAAAAAAGACAAATTAATTTTTTAGGAGAAGTTTGGCTACATCGCCCCAGTTTGCGATAATGAATGCAGCAAGAGCAAATCCACCACCATACACCCACATCATCTTCTCAAGAGCATCTATCTTTTTCGAAACGCTTTCAAAAGATTCATCCATTTTTCTAGTGAATTCATTTTTTTCTTTTTCAATAGTTTCGTAAATAGCTTCTTCTTTAGCTTCTACTTCATCTCTTCTTTTTTCAAGAATGATCTCGATGCTATCGGTCATTTTCTCTTGTTGAGTTATACGTAGTTCGTGCACTGCAACCATCTTGTTGAGGTCTGCAGAGATCTCAGTAAGTTTAGTTATAGCATCTTCGATTTTAGCTTGTCTGAATTCTAGGTCTGCCATTATTGAGTTCTCTTGAATTTAGTGTTTAACTTTTTCAGAGTAGAATTACTACCAATAATGTCGGATAGTTTTTTCATATCATGAACACGTTGAGTAAGGAATGTGTTCTGAGTGTTTTTCTTTTTTCCCAATAAAGGTTCAAAAGTTGCAATGCCGCCTTTACTGTCAGAGGCGGAACTAGAAGCGCCCATCAAATTGTTTGGAACGTTTGATGCGACTTCTTCTGGAATAGGAGAATCTTTAAAAACTTCTGGATTTTCTGTATTGAATTTTCTCATTAGTCTGCCAGCAAGAGCATTAGCTTGATCTTCTCTCATTTTCTCGCCCTTTGCTCCTCTGTGATTCTGACTATAATGTGTTAATTCGTGTGCAATAGTTCTCATAATATCCCCTGGATGTCTACCAGTAACTCTCACCCAGATTGCATCGCCTTTAGAATGACCAAAGGCTGAATATTTGTCCTCTTCTTTACCAACCAAATGTATTTTTGGTAACGAAGGTAACTGTAACTCTTTCGCAGCAAATTTAATAAATTTGTTAATGTTTTCCATTAAACTTTCCTTAACCTTGCTACGATTTCTTCGTCCATTTCTATCAAGTCTGTGTCAACAACGGTTTCACCACCAACATTAAAAATTCTATCAGGCAATATATTCAATAATATAAGAAATGGTTTTATGTATTTCATTTGAGGCTTTAACTTGAAATAAAGTATTTTACAACAAGCATCAGCTCCAAAACAATTATTCAGAACAATAATATGGTTGAGTATAAGTCGCTCTTTCAGTTCCCCATACTCAACATATCTAGTAATAAGTTTTTTAATATATTTAATTCTGTTAAGATCTTCTAAAAAATCTTCAGTCGATACATACTTTGCATTATCATAATGATGAGCGCAAAATAACAAAAAGTTTTTATCATTCAAAATATCATTCATTACGACCAAGTGCTAAGTTGTGCTCGTTTCCATGTGTTATTGGCCACACAGACATAGATGTAAGAAGAATCGTAACGAATCGTTCCAGGCAAACCAGAAGCGTCTGCAGTGCCTGGAACAGTATTTGATATGATTAGATTAGCAGCAAAAATGCTCACATTAACAGTTCTTACTGATGGAGTCCCTGAAGGGTCTCGGAGGACTAAGACCCTATCAGTTGACGTCACATTAGCAGCTGTTGGTAATTCAGAAACTTTTTTGCTGTTATCTGTCATCTATCACCTATTAAGCTGTAGCAGTAAACTTGGCTGCTGTAGAATTGACGCTTGCAGCGCCTGTAGCAGAAACGACAGCCTTGACCCAAACGTTGGCACCAAGAGTTGCTACGTTTGCGCTTAGAGTTGCAGTTGTCTGGTTTGAGAAGCCAGATACAGCGGCTGTAGTGTTGAATGTTACGTTGTCTGTTGAATAGTACCAAAGGTAGCTTAATGAGGCTCCTGATGGTGTTGAAGCAGCAGCAACAGTAAATGTTCTTGTTATATTACCAGAAATACTGCCACTATTGGCTAATGGATTGGTTGTAATTGTTAAAGTATAATCTGGGAATGGCGTATCATCAGAAGCATCACCAGTGATACCACCAGCAACTAGAACTTCTGTCATTACACGGCCAGCACGTCCTCCCTGACCAACAGTTCTTAGAACCCAGCCAGTGTGAGCAACCTTGCCACCACCAGCTGCGATTTCGTTTGAGTCAACTGCATACTGTCCGACAGTTACGCCGTCGAAATAAGCATTAGCTGTTGTATTACCGAATAGAAGATCTCTATTGGCTGTGTTTGGTGCCTGCTTCATCTGCGCTGGTGCGTAGATAGTTGAATTAGAAGCAGCGTCGTTTTTACCCCATAATGGCATTTGATATTCCTCCTAAAAGAATTCTATTTCTCTATTTATTTTTTTCGAGAGCCAACATATCATTAAGATATTCTGACTTTTTATTAATCATTTTATGAAGCTCTCCGTCTTTAATATGATGATACTTTTCTGGGGCTTCTTCAATAACAGGTTTTGGTTTTTCTTCTACAACTGAATGTTGTCTAAGTTTTTCAAAAATACTAACATGTTTTGGTGGTTCCGGAGGGGCTGCTGGTTTAGCAACCTCTCCTAGAACGATATTCTTAGCAATAACGGCCATTAAACCTTTAGTCCTTCTGCACTGTCATGCATTTTATTAACAGCAGCTTGACGATCAGCTGGCTTTAGACCATTAAGGTGAGAAGTAATTCTTCTACCCATACCTGGTGTAATCTTTGAAGTTGTACCATCATTGTGATGGAAGTCAACAACATTACCAGCAGCAGCACGTCCTGCCTCTACCTGAATATGCTTACGTGGATCACGTTCAGTTGTTTCAGGTTCTGGGTTCTTCTTTGGACGACCTTCTTCAAGAGTTTCCTCTTTCATTCCAACTGCTGCTCTTTGACTTGCAGCGTTTTTTGTAGTTCTGGCTTTATATTCTTCGTCCGATTCACCAGCTTTCATATTAGGCTTATATTTGGCCATACTAGCCGCAAGAGCTTTTCTTTTTTCTGAATCTAATCCACCACCGGATGATAAGCTCATTGGTCTTGGATGAGACATTCTTGAACTGCTCCAAGTTCCTTCTTTTAGTTTTCTTTTTCCACTTTCAGCTGTCGCAGTAAGATCATTCTGTGAAAGTTTTTCAGAAGTAGGTTTGGCCTCTGTAGTTTCTGGATCTACTGGTGCTACAGAGGCTTCAAGAAAAAAAGAGTTAATATGGTCGATTTCTGCCTGAGAGAAAGTTACTTCAGTTTCTTCTTTAGTAACACCTTGCTTCATAAGTTTGCGACCGTGTTTAAGCATGCTGACAGGAGCGTTGTAATTATTATTACGACCTTCTGGATTATCATGCCCCAATTTCATAGCAACAGCATCACGTTTACGACGATTTACATCGTCCTTCTTTGGACGGTCACGCATTTCGTCAATCTCGACTTCTTCCTTAACGCCTGTTTTATCAAGAGCGTTCTTTGCCTTTGAAAGAACATCACCAGCAGCGTTACCTGGCTTTGGTAGTTCTGAATAAGGAACCTTTGGTGTTGATGGATCAACGTAGCCTTTTTTATCTTTTGTGACTGAAGAAGAACCAGTTACAACTGGATCAATATTAGCTTCATCAACCTTCTTCTTACCAGCACGTAGAGCAGCAAGATCCTTAGCATCAATCTTGTCGTCATCAACAACGTCTAGCTTTTCATCCTGCTTCTTTGATAGCTTTTTAGCTTCAACGAACATGTTTTCTGGATTCTTAGCCTGTAGGTCTAAGAATGCTGCAATTAGTGGGTTTGTATCTTCTGACATTTTCTTTTTCTTTCCTGATTCTGTTTCTGGTGATTTTGTAGTAGTTGGCAGATTTAGTGAACCGCCAGCAGCAATCTTATTAACGTCAGTCAAACCTTTGTTCATTGACTGGATAGCGCCAACTGATGTGCCATGAGTCTTTGCGATATCGGAAAGCGTATCACCTGATTTAATAGTATAGTCGCCCTTTGATACATTTGGTGACTTAGTAAAATAACCACCCTTAGTTGTTGTAGCAGAAGTATCAGCTGTTTTTGGTGCAGCAGAAGGAGCAACTTTAGCTGGCTCAGAAGGAGCCTTAATAGTTGGAACTTCTTTTGCAGTTGATGGCGCTGCCTTTGGGGCAGCAGTAGCAGTAGATGTAGAAGTTGCTACCTTTGGAGCAGCTGATGGTGCAGGAGTTGGGGCAGCAACCTTTGGAGTTGTTTCTGCCTTTGGTGCTGCTGAAGGTGCAGGAGTTGGTGTTTCTGGTTCTGCTTTTGGTCTTACGCCAATTGCTTCGCCAGCTTTTCTCATAAGATTAGCAGCTGTCTGTGCGCCTGGTAATTCGCCAATAGCTTTACCAATATTACGTCCAGTTTCTGTACCAGTAGCAAGACCACCAAGAATATTACTTGCCTGAGCGCCACCAATAGCTGCAGCGCCGATAGGTCCAAGATATTTTGTAACATTTCTTACTTTATCGCCAGCACTAGCAGCACCACCAGAACCTGGAATGCTATGAGCACGGAATCCATGTTCAGTTGGTAGCTTACCTGCAAAACCTGTTTTTGGAGCACTAGCTGCTGAAGGAGCGACAGAAGTGCTGCCAGTTGTAGTTAATCCTTTTGATCCACTTGGAGCGCTTGGAGTTGATGAAGAACTAGCAACAGGAGTTCTACCGCCTGTTGGAACTAATGCTCTACTTGGAGTCTTTCCAGGTGCACTAGCGGTAACTCTCTGTGGCTGAACAAATCTACCAGTAGCAGTTCCACTACGTTTTACAGTTCCAGCCATTCTTTGACCACTGATTGCTGGTGGATCAAAAGATGGTGGTGGTGCAGCAGCCATGGCTTCATCAATTTGCAATGCTTCGCCCCAAACCTTTTTGGCTTCTTCTACTCTTTTTAACTCTGCGTTTTTCTGAACTTCAGCAAGAGCTTCCTGGATTGTTTTCTTATCTTCAGACATCTTTTGGTTCCTTTAAAAAAGTTTTAATATATTTATTGATCTTTGACATCTAGAGTATTTTTCTTAGGATCTGGATTGATAACAACAAGATCGCCCTTACCGTAGTCGAAAACTTTTGTAGGCTTATCCAAAATCTCTTTTTTCTCTTTGATGGCTTCTTTAACAATTCCAGCAAGTTTCTTGCTTTCGTCAATAATCTTAATTTTATATTGTGCCTGTCTTGAAAGTTTTTCTGATGTTCCCTTTACATCATCGTTTGGTCTACCAACATAAGAAGTTTCTTTACGTTCACCACCGATTGGCATATCGTAAATTTTCTTTCTTACATCAGTACCAGAACTTTCGTGCACTCTATGTGGTTTTGTTCCATGAATTTTCCATGGAGCTTGAATGTGCGGTTTACCAACATATTGAGTTGCATCAGCCATACCACCAAGTCCAAGAGAAATATCTCTTTTTCTTGAAGGCTTCTCACCTTTTTTGTCTTGTGGTGGTGGAGGAGGTGGAGCAGATGGAGCTTTTGCTGGCTGCTCTTTTGATTTTGTTTTAACTTCTTCGGCTGGCTTAGTTGCAGTTGCTGTTTTAGTTAAAGTTGCAGTATCAACTTTAGGAGCTTCAGGAGCCTTTACTGGTGCTTTGGCTGGAATTTCTGCTGGAAGTTCTGGAGTTTTCACTGGAGCTTTAGCTGGAACTTGTGTTGGTAGTTCTGGAACTTTAGCTGGCGTGGTCTCTGGAACCTTTGCAGGCACAGTAGATGGTTTAGCAGGAACAACTGCTGGTGGTTTTGCTTCTGGCGCAACCTTTGTTGGTGTAGGTGCAGGTAATTCTGGAGTTTTTGGAGGAGCCTTTAAGCCTTGAGCAGCTTGTCTGGCAAATTCATTTTCTGCACCAAGAGTTGTTGGTTCTAACACTCTCTTAGCAACAGTTAAAGCTCTTCCTGCAGGAACTAAATTCAAAAGAGTATCAATACCAAACCCTTTGGTTTTTACTAATTCTTGTAATCCTGATTCTTCACTAACTCTATTGATACCGCCTTTTTCTTTAGCAATATTTCTTAGGCGTGAAGCATTCTCTGGAGCCTGTGAATGAGTTTCATCGCCCTTTGGAGGCTGAATATGTGGAGTTGCTGTTCTGATTGATTTAAATTCTGTTCCCTGATACTTGTCAGTACCAAGAGTTCCGATAGCTTCGTCCATCTTATCTTCAGAGCCAGGAAGTTTATCTCCATCTTCCTTGCTTATTTTCTTTTTCTTCTCGTCTTCGCAACCGCAATGTTCATCAACTGGCTTGCTATCCTTAGCAGCGTATGAAGACTCTTTGCTCATGACGTTTCTGATTGAACCTTCGAGAGTTTTCTTTTCAGACTTTTCAGCCTTACCTTCTTGAATCTCTCTGATAAGATGTTCTAAACTTTTCATTTGTTATGCCTTTATGAAAGAACGTAGCATCCAACCATGCTTCTGGTGAGCCTGGATGCGGTCTTGTAACATGTTTGATACACCATAATGCTTATGCTTTTCGCAAAGTTCGTAAGCAGAGGTAAGAGAAGCAATAACTCTTTCATTATCAGAAGATAGTTTGCTCATCATAACTAGACCATCAGGAATATTAGTTGCTTCATCGATAGTTGTTAACTCGAGATATCTTTTCATAGAACCTGGAGCAAATGCATCTAAGGTTCTAATACCTTCTGCTATTACATCAATAGCGCCAGACAATTCTTCATACAATTCACCAAAAAACTTATGATATTCTGAGAAATGAGGACCAGTTACATTCCAATGATAGCCTTGAACCTTGACGCTGAAAACGTAAGTGTCTGCTAATGCAACTTTAATTGCGTCGTATGGTTCTATTTTACCAATCATGATTATTCCTCGGTCTCTTCGCAGTTCCATGCACGTCTCGACCAGTAATTTGCTGATGACTTATCAGTTAAATTACCCTGTCCTGATGAACGAGCGCAATATGACTTTTTACGATCTGGAATATGTTTCTTGATGGATAGTTTCTTATCTCCGAAGTTTACCTTCTTGGCTTTGCCGTCGCCATCAGGGTCAACGAAAACTTTTGATTTCTTAACGTCGCCCTTCATTGGCTTGTTAAGGGGAACAGTTTTGCCCTTGTATGTTGCTTCATCGAGATTTTCACGAACAACTTTCTTAACAATCTGACCTGGAGTCTGCGACTTATAGATTGTTACTAGCTCGTCAGAACCAATAAATCTTGAACATGGCTTATTTGGATCTTTTGATCTTGCTTCTTCTTGTTCTTCCAATCCAGCCTTATCGAGTTTCTTGTAATAATCTGGACGCTCATTGACATGAGCTTTGGCGATTTTTTCGGCTGTTGTTTGATCTTTGGTGTGTTCTTTTTCGACCTTAGAACCAGATTTGATAGCTCTCTTGATAGTTTCAACTGGCTTTTCGAATTTCTTGGCAATAGTTTCGATTGGTGGGAGCGGAGCGTTCAACTGTTCTTTGACTGGAACGCAATTAGGAACGGTCTTACCGTTCTTTTTCTTCATTCCAATGGCTTCGTAGCCCTTCCAACATGCCTTTTTGAGATCTTCATCGAGTTGTGCAGCAAATCCATCAGCAATAAACGAATTAACTCGATCGAATGCGAATTGTTCTGGTGTGCCACCGAATGCTTCGGTCCAGCAACGATAACCCCTACGATATACTTCTTCAAGAATATCGGTCGAGATGCCTGAATTTTGGGATTTTTTATAGAGAGATAGCTTGGCTCTGTCAGTGAGATCTAGAGCAGACTCGCCTAGCTGAGTTCCAAAAGTAGAGTATTTTTTCATCGGAGTTTCCCTTGGGTTTTCCTAATATATGCGAGTCTGCCCATAGCCTTATCGCACTGACGTTCTATTTATAAAAGATATTATCTTGATACTTCTTCCCAGTCCATAGAAGCGTATATATCAGCAGCACCAGCATCGGATGCAGCAACTAATGTTAACTCATAAGGAGAGGAAGTAAGTCCATTTCTTTCCAGCTGAAACTTAAATAGTGCTTCTTTTAGAATATCAACAGGACTTGAACCCTGATTAGAACCACTGGTCCATCCGGACGCCAAAATTCTTCCACCAGCAAAACTTGTTCCTGTAAGATTATATTCAACAGCAGAATCATCTCCTGCAGTAGTCCATGTTCCGCCTGTAGTTGTACCAGAAGCTACTACTCTCCAATTATAATTAGCATTGTTGGTTATTCCTAGTATCGATAAAGCAGTAAGAATAACAATAGCATCCAGTCTATCAGGAGAAGCCTTCAATCTAATTGAGACAACTGGATAATATGTATTAACTGTTGTTAAATCTCTAGGAGCGCCAATAGCTGTTCCAATGGCTTGTTGTAATCCTCTTAGTTCGTAACCACCTTCTGAAATAACAGAGGTGCAAATTTGTTTTAAGGTGCTTGAACCAGAAGTAGTTCCAGTATTTTTAATTTCATAACGGCATGGTAATGAAGCTGTTGTAATATAAGTTGTTGTTACCAAATTTGAATGATAGAATGTATGACAATGAATAAATTTACCATCAATAACAAACCCAAGTCTAACGCAACCAACACCAAGCCATTCAATATCCATCCACAGAATTTGAGCTTTTGTGATATCTAATGTTAACAGAGAAGCGCCAACGCCGTCTAATTTGTCAATATTCCAATTTGCCTGAGAAACTCTCGTTTCTTGTAAACCACCAGATACATAAGTTCTTTCAACAAAAGAAAGAGTTGTGCCATCTAATTCTAAATAAAAACCATTTTTGGCGCCGTAGTATCCAACACGTTGTCTTAAATTAGCTTTTGCAGTATTGAAAGCAAAAGTGTTCATAATCTGAAGGGATTTACCAGGCTGATAAGAAAATACTTTAGTTGTTTCACGAACAACTTCTGCATCTGTTGCAGTAGATACGTTTAGATTAACAAGACCTTCGTTGGTAGAAAAGGCATAAGTTCCACCGGCAGTGTTTGAAGTGGACCATAAATTGTTATCACGGTAACGATGAGAGGAATCAAAAAGAGTTAATGGGCTCGAAACTCTCGCTCTTCCAAAAGCATCAACAGCAGTTCCTGTTGGATTTGCTGGACCAACTTGATTACCAAACTGATCGGCGAGCATAACAACTTCAAATATAGTCTTACCGTCTGGTAAATATTGATGAGTGTCTTTACGAAACTGTGCCATTATTTCTTCCTTCTACCCTTTAATGGGTCACCATTCTCGTCTGTGTCCCAGTATTGTAGAGTTTTATCTCTTGAGATCATATTAGGGTTAAACGATTTAAAACCTATTCTAGCAGCCAAAGGATTATCGCTTTTCTTTATCGAAGAAGTTAATCCTCCTCTGAAGAAATTAGAATCAACATCGTTTGTTGTAACAGAACTATCGACTGCTGGATCTCCAGTTATATATCCTAGTCCTCTAACATCTACTGCAGTTGTTGTATCTTCTTTAAGTTTTTTCTTTGCTGCTGGCTTCTTTGGTTTCTCTGGAGCTTTAGCGTTACGAATATCATTCATTAGAGAAGCGGCTTGTTCGTCTGTCATACGACTTGGAGCGCCTGCACGGAAACCTTCAAAGTTTCCTAGTCTTGCGTGGTTTCTTTGGCTTGTTCCTGAAACGCCTTCAACGCCCTCAGCGTCTGGATCACGCCCACCAGCAGAGTGAACAGTAATATTATCGAAATTAAAGAATCCATGTGGTCCTTCTTGACCGTTATATCTAGATAATAGTTGTTGGAACTGTTCCACTCTGTCCTGCCCAACAACAAGGTGTAAATTCTTTACGCCCTTCTTATGTAATTCTGAAGCGTGGTGTAACAATGTTGGAGATTCTGGCGATGAAGTTGTTACATTAGCGCCAGGAAATGCTATCTGTGCATGTCTTAATTTCTGTTCAGCAGTTAATGGGTTCTTATCGCCATCAAAAGAATGAGATAGAACTATGCTATGATTTGCATCTAAATTTTTAGCGAGATCCATAACATGATTGACAACTCGCTCATGACCAATAGTTGGTGGATTGGCTCTCATGAATGTCATTACATGAGTTGTTTTATCTGCTTCTGCTAAAAAATAATTACTGAAGTTGTGCTTCTGCATTTGCTACCTGCTGTTTCTGGAATGCGCCTTTCAAGAAATTTAGGCGATTGAATTCTCTTCTGTTATTGAATTTCGAAGCATTACCCTTTTTATCAACAACAACTGTTCCCTCTGGACCAGTGTGCTCACCAGCAACGCTATGCTCGTATGGAGCATTCTTAGCCAAAACGCCAACTAGAACGTTTTTGGCATCTTGTAGATGACCATGAAGTTGTAATAGCTTTTCGAAATGCTCTCTGTTATTGCTGATGTGAGAAAGCAATTCACCATGTGCTTGTATTTTCTTTTGCTTGGAAGCGTCTGTCTTGACTTTTTCTAGATCTTTCTGATGTCTTGCAGTTAAATGATCCATATAACCCTGAACTGATGCAGTTCCGCCAGTTCTAATCATATTATTAATATGGCCTTCTAGATTAGCTCCATGTCCAGCAACAGCGTCCATTGCTTCTGGTTTCATAGAAGCATAAACTCTTTTAGCTTTATCCATATGATTAAGAAATGCCTTCTGATCTTCTGGAGAATAATTAGAAGGATTAACGTCTATTGTTGGATCAATATTATTAACGTCTGGATGATCTCTGAATTTAGCACGTGTTTTATCATCTAGTGGCTGCGCTGACATACTACCTAAACCACCACGCCCAGTATACTTTGTATGAACGACAACACCGAGTTTCTTTGCCATATTTCTGCCTTCTGGCGAATCGCTTGCAGCAGAATATGATAATGTATTTGGAGTTATAGAAGTTTTGCCGTCTTTTGTTACTGCATCACCCTCTGTATGCATTAGGTCGCCCTGATATATCCCGCCTTCACGTGGCATAATACCAGGAAGATGACGCAATGCATGTTTTAGCTTTTCAACTAATCCAGGAGCATGGCCATGATTACGTTCAATATCTTCTTCAGTATAATTAATCTTTGGCGTTTTGTTAAACGCTGATTTTGATGCTACGAAGAACTGACCAGTTTCTGGATGCTGTCCAAATACAATTGATGGTGCACCATCGTATTTCGTAGAAGCGTGCAAACTTGATCTTTTACCAAGTAACATATCGTGCATACCACGAAGATGTTCGTCGGCAGTAGCAACACCATCATGACCATTGTGAATGACATGATCTTCGACATGAGTTAAGTGTTTTAGCGCTTTTCCTTCTGGGGCAGCTGCTTGTTCTGAAAGAAAGGTTTTGAAATCTATTCTCATATGTCTTGGTGTCCCATGTATGTTGTATCTTTATGCGCTTGGTGCATATGCTCTGGAAACCCGTTTGGTGCAACTCTAGTGCTTACTGCTTTGGTTCTTTTTGTTGGAGCAGGTGCAGGGGCTGGTTCTTCACCATGGACTGATTTATCCCAAACGTGAACTCCCGCCCTGTTTACCATACTACCACCACCAGCTGGCGAAGAATCAACTACCAAACTAGCGTTATGACCTGATGGCGAAGTTATGGTAGTGTTGATAGTTCCTGGATTACTAGTAACTTTATAGTTACCAATCGAAGAATTGAATCCCTTGTCAAAATCAGACTCTGCATCTGATACTGTAGAAACTCTTTCTGGAGCTCCTTTCTTAACAGCGCCCGCTGTATTTTTAGCAGTATTCAATCTAACAACTGGCATTTGTCCTTCTTGTCTGCCAATGTTATAGAATTTTTTCATAAATTCTCTAATCATTTCATGTTTAGAAGGATCTTTTTGTTGAGCCATAATATTCTGAATGTGTTTTGACATAGAAGCGTTTGTGGCTCTTTTGGCTGTCTCTGTTCTAGAATCTCTCAGATTTGCATATATATCTTGAAACTGCTTTCTTGTTTTAGCATCAGAATACATATGACCATATTTGTCGTCTTTTGTTGGCTCGGCTTTTTCGAGATATCTAAATGCTTCTTTGTTTAATTCTAGATTACCGTCTTTGTTTTTCTTTAATCCGCCAGCCAATGTTATACCATTTTCACCAAAATGCTTATTCAAGAATGACTTATTCTTGTTAAGAATGTCTAGGTGAGCTTGTTTGGCTGCAGCTTCTGCTTTCGAGGCATCAGAACTAAATGTTCCTTTTTTACCTGTTATCTTTTGATGATACTGGTCAATAAGATCTCTAACAGTTCCCATACCAGGATTGTTTAGTTTAGACTCTTTACCAGATTTTAAACTAACGCCGAAATATTTTCCTTTGTGACCATGTTCAACAACGATGTCTGAATTATTCTTTTCGTCAGAAATGGTTTCATAACCAGGCAATCTGTTGATGTCGTTTTTATTGGCGGTAAAGTGTGCGCCTTTAATATCTTTGATGCCATTATTATGAAGATGATCTATCAAAGCTGATGCGCCGTGAAGCGCATGTAGATAGCTTTCATGATAATTTTCTGGTGAGAGTTTAGCCCCGAATTCGTCATGCAATTGTTTAGCAGACTTGTTATCAATATTCTTAAACTGAGGCATATGGTTGATGTTATACATATGCCCACCTCTAACCTTTTTGGGGTTACTGATGGCGGCCATTGCAAGCTCATGAGCTTTTTTATGTCCGAAATTTTTATTCTTCTGATATTCTTGAGCGTAATGATGAACTAGACCGCCAAGAAGAACCTCGTGTAATTTGCCTGCCTCGTTTGTAGAAAGGCCACCGAGATCTTTTCTTTCTGTCAAATATTGCGAGAATGTAAACATTATTATCCCCAGAGTTAAGTTTTAAGATATTTATCTTACGGAATGGGGAGCCTTATGTCAAGCATTTATTTAAAAGACAAAAGGGCGAGCCTTTCGACTCGCCCCGATAAATTCTAACAAAAATACGGTCGGGTGGAACCCCACCATTTACTCCCGACTATTCCGTGGCCCTTCTATTGTGGCTCGTGCCGCTGACGCTCAAGGCGTCCTACATATTTTTGCTGCTTTTATTTAGGTTTTTGGTATTCTCACTAAGCACAAAAGAGGGTGTAAAACCATCAAATCCACCGCCTAAATTCAAAAATTTCATCTTTTTCTTGGCTTCTTCTGGGGTATTATATGCCTCGATGATATATCCTGTGGTCTTTTCCTCGACGCAATAAGAACCACCAATCTCAACAACCTTGTAATTCATCGCCATGTTCAAACTCCTTCATCACCTTACGAATTTCTGTCACCAGATTATTGGCGCAGACTGCACAATCGGATTCCCAACCAAGCATATTGAGAACCTGTCTTTCGTTCGCTGCTGTCGCATATGTCAGCACCGCTCGAATATCTTCAGTCGTTACGACGTTACAAGAACATATTACCATCTATACTCCACTGCTGCTTTCAAGAGAACATAAAATATATTTGCTATGATTGCTGCTTTCACTGCAGCTACTGCGATAGGGTTATTCATAAAAAAACAACGGAACGAAATGAGCCAAAATGACTCTGAATAAACCTGCAAACAATACTGCAGGTACCAATATTCTTACCCAATTAGGAATCATTTTATTAACTCATTCGGCATAATGTCCACTATCAAATGGACTCTTGGTGTGTCGCCGTTGTTCCAAACTGAGTGTAACAGACTAACATCAATTTCGTAACACTCTCCTTCTTTCATATTCACGCTTTCTTCTCCAACTTTAAATAATACATCTGGATTAGTAACGATAGGAATATGAAAACGATGAACCATTCTAAGATATTCGAAATTATCAGAATGTTCTGGAATGAAACAACCTGCGTTTAATCTAACGTAGCTTGATTTACCAACCTTTCCATCAAAAGTTCTTTCTAAATCTTTTATAATTTCGTTAGTATATTCTTTTAAATAATGAGGAAGTATATTTGACTCTTTTGGTTCAAACGGATCATTAGATTTATAAAAAATTGAAACATCAGTATTAATGATACTTTGAGTTTGGCGATGAACAATATACGCTTTCTGTCTTTCTGTATCCGAAAACCACAATTCCTCTGGTAGTTGTAGAACCATAGCCTTTAAAAAAGTAATGTCATAGTTTTTATGATACAGAATAGAATTGGAAGCAGTTTTCGCCAAGGATTGCAAATACTTTAAATGATTATCTTGATAATATAATCTCTTTTCTTTATCGCTAAAAGTATCAGGCATCGGATAACCTTCCACTTTTAGCCATAATTCTTCTGCCATAACACAAATTATTTGTTTGGTTCTGTCAGGTATAGTTTCCAAACCTTGTGTGTAATTTTGCGTATCTATCATTCATTCGCCTTGCGACTGAGAAACTGCACGATGATAATATCTCTCGAAGATTTCTAGTCTATCTTTTATGGAATAACTATCTGGGATAGGATATCCTTTTACTTTCAACCAGACATCTTCTGCCATAGCTAACTGAAACTCGAGTTCTTTCTTTTCGCTTTCAGCTAATGCTTGTAAAGTTTCTTTGTGCAACTCATTTAAAACCATCAAACTTGCTTCTATCGAATTTCGTCTTTGGTCTGTGTCGCTCATTCTCTTCCTCCATGAACTTGCCCTTGTCCATTACTGGACGATCGTCAACAAGTCCTTCTTGAGCAGATTGATCCACGTCATATAGTCGCATTTTGCTACGGTCAATCCCAACAATAAACCTACGATTAGTGCTAGGATCGGAATAACGATTCTTGAGTTGCTTAACCATGATCTGGTTGAGACTTTCAAGTTCCTCTGATCCAATGAGGGCAAACATAAAATCAGCTGTGGCTGGGAGTCCAAAGGATTCCGATGTATCCTCCAATCCCACGTCGCTGTTCGAATATCCGCTTCGAGTTGTTTGAGTTGCACTGACGATAGGGACGCTGAACTCAACGGCCAACCCACGGAGTTCTTCTGCGATGGATTTGATAAGGGTATAAGAATTGACGTTGGATCCATACTTTAGCCTCGATGACATACAAATATTCAGATAATCAATATAGATAATATCTGGAACAAAGTTTTTCTTAATTCTCAATTCATTCAACAGGTGACGGAAATTGGCAGATCCAGCGCCAGCTGTTGGATATTCCTTAACAATTAACTTACTAGTATATTTTTCTTTTAGTCTATTAATCTTAGCATCATAAGATTGCTTTGGTAATAGTTCTAGTTCTTCGATAGAAACATCAAGAAGGTTCGCATCGATACGTTCAGCGATGCGTTCCTCTGACATCTCTAGCGTGATATACAGTACGTTATGGCCCCTCGTGAGATTACCTGCTGCGCAGTGGCACATGAACATGGATTTACCAACTCCTGTCCCAGCCAAGGCAATGTTGAGGGTTTTTTCGGGCAAGCCACCATTTGTAATTGCGTTAAAGAAGTCAAGGTCGAAGGGAATTCTTTTCTCTTTACGGTGGTAGAACTCAAATCGTTCATCACTGTCATCCAGAAAATCATGACCAATGCTGGTATCAAAAGACACAGCAAGAGCATCGGTAAGAATAGTTGGGATTGAACCTTTGGAGATTTGTCCATCTTTTTCATCCATTATTTTGATCGACTTCATGATAGCAAGATAAAGCGCTTTATCCTGACAGAACTTCTCTGTATTATCCAAGAGCCAATCTAGTTTCGTGTTAGAATCAGATTCGAGTCCCGCAATAATATCCTTGCTGTTCTTGAATGTCTGATCGTTTAGTCCTTCTTTATTAGACAGGTCTATTGCTAACGCTTCTGTAGAAGGGAAAGAGTTATATTTCTTTACATATTCGTCGATGAGATCAAAAACAACACGCTCAGAATAATCCTGGAAATAATCGCTCTTCAGAAAGGGAATGACCTTTCTGTTATATTTATCATTATGAATTAAATTGGAAAGGATTATTCTCTCAATGCTCATACGTTCTCCTCGTAAAAATTAAACCAACCAGTGTAAATATACTTTTCTTCAGTCAAAGAAGCAACACCTCTATGAACGTAAGTCCAATCAACTGGCCATATTAATGTCAACCCAGTTTCTGGTTTTATTTTTATTTTTTGGTGCATGAATTCTGTTTCGCCACCATCGTTTACGTCATTCAAATAAGTCAAAAATACTAAATGACGATAAACGATAGGCGGTTTCATTGAATATCTTTCAGTGTGCCAAACGTGATACCCACCGCCTGGAGGATAATACTGAAGATTTGCATTCTCAGTATTTCTCCATGCAGGTCCAACGTTACAACCTGGATATTTTTTGACATACAAATCAACGCAATTTTGTAATTCAGAATAATATCTTTTACAGAGATTATTATCTTCTAATACGCAATCGATACTATCTTTAATAGATTTATCAATTTGTTTATTTTTGCCATAAGCTCCAGGACGTTTATGTTCACAATTACGATGATATTCAATCATATCACCACAAACATTCTTATCAATATACCACCCACAAATAAAATTGTCAAGTTGATTGATAAAATGTTCTTTCATTTCAGTCCCACAGATTTTGATAATACTTACCGAACAGTCTAATGCCATTGGCAATTCGTTCTTGATGAGCCTGACGACCTTCGAAATTAATTATGCATTCTTTTTTCCAACGAAGAGGAATAGCATCTTTACCTTCGTCTTCAGGATAGTCTTCCCAATCAATCTCACCCTTTTGGATGACATACTGTTGTTCCCAGTCAGTGTCATACTGCTCGAACGCCCAGATCATTTCATTAAGAACCCAATCCCACTTATGCATAAACCACTGAGTTGTAGGATAAATGTATTCGTCGTTCTCATTATAGACAGGAGCAGCATCATCATAACGCATATGCACTGGAACGTCGTCGTTGTCAACCATCGGAGCACCATGCTTGGTCTCTCTTAGCTGCTTTAACATTGGAACGATAATCAAAGCAAGAGTGCTATCCATATTCCAAGTATCATACTTGTCAATACGAATCTTTATCTTACGTTCTTTCTTGCTATCAATCCAGCTACAAACATCAGCAACCCAAGTATTGGCAAGCCATTCGCCAATCTTGTCTCTGGTTTCCTCGCTGACAAAAGGAATCTTGTCAGCGATCTGGTATGGTCCTAGCCATGTAGTGTATGGCCCGATATATACACGCATTAAATTCTTTCCTTACAATTATCAAAATGCCATTGAATCATTTGTGGTTTGCCTCCAACCTTTTTACAGTGTGGGCATTGTATTTTTTCTTTTGGACGACCTTTCATCGTTTCACTTCTCTTAGCATTAGCCTCTGGGGTGGTTGTATTAGTTTCCCAATTTAATTTTTTACCTTTTCTGGCCAAAGACATTTTCTTTCTAGTCTCTTCTGTAGTAATCTGCTTAGAACGAGCCTTTTTTATCTTTTCAATAGATTCTGGAGAATGGTTCCTGCCAAGCCAAGTCAATCTTGTTATTTCACGTCTCAGATCATCTCCACTTATTTGTCCAGAAAGAGATTTCCAAGCTATGAGATCTTGCCAGTTACCATTCTCTTCCCATAATTTTTTATGGGCTTCGGCGTGTTCTTCGACCGAAAGTTCTATAAGGTTTGAAGGATCGTTAGTACCTCCCATATATCTTGGTATAATATGATGAATGTGTTTACCCATTTAATACTCCTTTTGGAGTATTTATAAACTTTCATCTTTTAACCGATATAAACTTTCATTCTTCGTCCTCGTCATCATAAACTAAACTGCCTTCAGTGTCAAGCGAATACTTGCGCTTGATGTATGCAGCAAAGTCTGTTTCCTGGAATAGTGTCATCCAAAATTCTTTACTGTCCACGATATCATTCGCTCGGAAGTTCTTTCCATCCACTTCCCCAGTCGTACGATCCACCTTGGCATACCAACCCACCTTTGGTTTAGCCACGTAACCGCCTTCGAGGGCAATATCGAGCAAACCGCTCCAACGATTAATGCCACCCTCATAATTAACGGTAATCGGTATCTTAGATTTTTCACGAACGTAACGGGATTTCTCAACATTAATGACAAAATGGTAGCCCTGAATCTCTGTGCCATCTTTATCCTGCTGCCTTCCTAGAATCCAAATGTTATCCGCAGAGTATACTCCACCAGTACCACCACCAACAATATCTTTAGGGAACATACCAATTTCTTTGTAAGTATGATTGACTGCCACAAGGGGAATGTCCTTCAGAGTAAGATGAGGAGTGATCATTCGGAAGAGAGACTTTAGCTGCTTGGCACGTGACATGTCAGCAACTGACTTTTCGTTCATGGCATCTTCAACTTCCTTCTTGGAAGCAAGATTGCCAATCGAATCAATAACAATGAATACTCGGTCGTTACGATCAAGTTCCTTCAACTGCTTCATGATGTCGAATTTGAGTTCCTCGACGTCAGTAATCGGCGTGTGAACGACAGAGTCCAACGGAATCTTAAACTTATTAAAATAAGACTGTGGCGTACCAAATTCAGAATCATAGAATAGAATAACTCCATCTGGATATTTCTTAAGATAAGCAGAAGCCAACAACAGAGCAAAGCCAGTCTTGAAGTGCTTCGAAGGACCAGCCAACATCGTCATGCCAGGAGTAATACCAGCATCAATCATTCCGCCAAGTGCAACGTTAATCATCGGCACTGGAGTTGGAATCATATCCTTCTTGGTGTAAATCTTACTATCTGTTAATGTTGATGTTAAATCAATTGTAGAATTTTTAATAAGTTTCTCTTTTAATGACATGTATTTCTCCGTATAATCGTAGTATTACTATACAATGTATGTTCGTATAAGTCAACTTTTAATATAAGTGTCCATCTTTTTAATAAATGTATCTATCTGTTTTACTCGATCTGCTCCGGGCCATTTGATAATATCTTTGTCCGGATTCTTTTTTAGTTGGGTAAGAAGAGGCATAATCATCTTACGTAGACCTTCTAGTTTTACTTGTGTAGATCCTAGCTGATCTTGTAATTCTAATTCTCCTGCTTTCAATTCGTCTTCAGAAGTAAATCCAAAATCGAAATTGAAATCGTCCTCTGGTGTCTCAGTCATTGAAAAAATCCTCTAATGTTGAATGTTGTTCTGTGGACCAGTTAATTACTTCTGTGATGGAAGCAACTGGCTCTAAGAACGATTTATTGAATTGTGTTTCTCTGTCGATATACTTATCAATAAAATCTAGTTCCTTCGGTAGTTCGTCTGGAACTGCAATCACAGATTCCTGGATTGGATTTGGAACTTTCAGATAAGCGAATCGAATCTTATCTCCATTCTGAATGGCAGGAATATTCTTAATGTCGTGCTTCTTCAAGAGATTATTAAAGATTAGAGCGCCTTTGACTCCAATTGGCGTTCCCTTATCGTATGTAAGAGTTCTATTCTTAGAATATTTTTCTAATCCTTTAACGCTACGTGGAAAGGCAACATCCTGGAATGGCATTGTCAGAAACTCTTCACGGAACTGTTTAATAAACTCGTGAAGTTCTTCCTGAGTTCCGTTCATGATTATCGAGAGACATTTTTTAATGTTTTCTCGACACGCCTTTGGAGTGCTCGAACGTACCGCCTCAATACCTTGGAGCTTGAGCTTGGGTTCATTATACTGAACACCCTCAACATTCCAAGCGTTGAGGATATACATCTTCTTGCCACGCCAAATACCTTTGTTCGCAATTGTTTCCCTCTTCATCTGCATTTTCTGCTGATATGCATTCATCATATCTGCTAGTTCTTGATAACACTTATCTAGATATGGCTGGATCTTTTGATTGCAGAACTTATCAATAGCAACAACAATATCCAATTCGTTATCAGTATCTAGGTGTGCTACCAAAGCATCCATTTCTACATAGATAGAATCTGTATCAGATGCAATAACAAAATCAATTGGCCTTCCTTCGCTGATACCAAGAACCTTATTCATAAACAGGTTCATCTTCTTTTCGATCCAACGAATTGATAACTGTCCTGACATGGTAATTGCTTCAGCGTGATCATAACTGAACCAACGGAAGAACTGATTAGCCAATGCGCCGTAAGCAGAGTTTAGCTGAATCTTTTTAGCCATCTGCATATTATGGTATCGAGCTACTAACTTCTCGTCTTCAGCGTTTGGATTATTCTCATATCGCTGCTTGGCTTCAAGCATTAACTTCTTATACTTGGTACGGTCGTTATACATCTTCTCCATAAGAGCAGGAAGGAATCCCTGATTATCCTTACGATAGGTGCAACCATTAGCTGCATGAGAAAGATCGTCATGAACGTATTTAAAGTTTCCTTCAAGCAATCCTTCAATAGATGGTATACCAACTTTACCAGCGAACGTTTCTGGGCTGATATTATACTGCATAATAAGATGAGGATACAGACTGTTCAAGTCAAACGAAACAACCCACTTACTCAATCCTAGTTTTGGTTCCTTAACGAAACCACCAATCAATGAGCCGTCAGCGCTCGTTCTTCTCATTGGAGGAATAACAATTCCCTGCTCAAGAAGATAATTATGGATAATAATATCCCATGGTCGAACAGTTGTCATAACGTCAGGGTAATTAACCTTGGCGTCATATGAAATAGCCATAGTCTGTTCTAGGAACTTTAACTTCTCATCGAGTCGATCAACCAGAACACAGTCGTGAATGTTGTACTCAATAAATTTCTGATGGTCTCTTTTATATAACTCCAGAAGGTTGCCATACTCGGAGTAATCAATCTTCTTTTCACCCAATTCAACTTGCGCAATAAAATCCAACTTATAAGATTCTTGATTACCAAACATAAACTTACGATATAACTGGTAATAATCAAGAACGGAGATACCAGCCGGATTAAAACTCTGATTTTCTTTGCCTCGGAATTCGATAATCTTTTCGTCGAGAATTCTCCATGGAGAAAGGCGACGAGCTTCAGTATCGTTAAATAAACGGCGAATGCGATTAACAATATACGGAATATCAAAGAACTCAATGTTCCACCCTGTTACAATATCAATGTCTAATCCTTCCCAACAGTTGAGAAACTGCTGGACAAGTTCGTATTCGTCTTTACACTGGGTGTAAAATGTATTTGGGTCGTCACTGTTAAATTCTCCGCAGCCAAATACATAATTACGATTACGGCTGCGCAAAGTAATTGCGGTAAGAGGCTTATCAGCCTTTTGAATATCTGGGAAACCTTCATCAGCAGCACACTCGATATCTATTGTTGCAATGTTAACGAGTTTTGGATCATAATCGATATCGCCCTTAAACGTATCAAAAATGTATAGATATAAAAATGCAGTAAGCCCGTAGATCTCCATATTTGATACTTGTTCGTAGCGAGATATAAAATCTCTAGCTTCTGAAACAGAATCAAAATCGAGTTTCTCTACGGGCTTACCGTCTAGTGTCTTATATTTGCCGTTTGCTTTACCAATAAACAAATAAGGGTTATACGAAACAATATCTTTGTATCTTAGACCTTTGTCAAATCCTCTAACATAGACCTTATTGCCTCTCATAAAAACGTTTGTATAAAATGCCATTTTCTCTCCAATAAACGCTATCCGGTCCACGATCGAACCCACAGATGCTAATTACCATTATACTATATTTCACTATTTTGTCAAACATTTTCCAATTTCAGGAAACCAAAGAACTTCTAGTTGAGACCTATAGAAACATTCAATAGCTTCTTCCTGTGTTTCTATCAGAGGATCTCCTGCCAGATTAAAACTGGTATTCAATAATGCAGGACATCCAGTCTCATCATAGAAGTTTAATAACAATTCTTTCATATGTGGAATTTCGTCGTCAACAGTTTGTATTCTACAACTATTATCGACATGAACAATACCCGGAATAACATTTGTTCTTTTGCAGCTGAAAGAAATTGTCATAAATTCTGATTTGTCCAAACCATGAGTTTCGAAATATTCTTGGAAATATTCTTTTAAAATAAATCCAGCGAATGGTCTATACCACTCTCTTTGTTTGATGATATTAACTATTTCTTTTGCGTTTGGATTACGAGCATCGAATAGAATAGATCTATTACCAAGAGCTCTTGGCCCAGCTTCTGCCATGCCATTATACACCGCAACGGTTTTCTGGTTTATTAAATGACGAACTATATCCTGCGTAGTGCAGTCGTTTCCGATATTTTTGGGTTTTACATTCTTTCCGTGGAAAAATGTATGTTTTAATTTTGTTCTAGTATTATCTTGGGTTAAAGATCTGTGTAATAACATAGCAGCGCCGATACTATTACCAGTATCATCAGCCAGAGGCTCGAAATAAAATTCAACCTCTGGTAAATTTCTGATAAGATATTCGTTACACACAACGTTCAAAGCGTAACCGCCAGTAATACATACCTGTTTTATACCAGTTTTTCTCACCCATTGAGAAACCATATCCAATACTTGTTCTTGCGTTTGTTTCTGGACTTGATATGCATAGTCCGCATAAAATTGGTAGTTGTCTTTGCGCAGATCAAAGTTTATATTGTTTTCATATTCTTTAAATAAAGTAGACTCAACGTAATCTACTACAAAATTATCATGCAAAAACAAATTATCAACTGGACGATTGTTTTGGAAAAAATTAATAAATTGTTTATCTTTTCCATAAGATGCCAATCCCATTGTTTTACCATTTTCTAATGGGCATTGACCTATTAGGGTCGTAGCTGATTCGTAAACTTTAACAATACTCATATTACTATCAGCGTTGAACGAAAATTTAGTTTGATTGTTAAATTTATTTAATAGTGTAGGGAATTTATCATAAAACCCTTTTTCTGTATTATGTATCCAATAATTTTTATGTAACGTTCGGAAATTACAAGGATACGACGCTTCAAATACAGTTTCAGCTTCTCTTACTAATCCTTCAATAGCAGCGCCATTTCTATCAATAACAAAAACCAAACAATTCTCGAATCCACTATTATAAAATGCTTGGCTTGCATGACATAAATGATGCGAAGAAGTGTAATCTTTAATTTCTGTTCCGAAAATTCTTTTATAAGATTTATAGAATGTATATTCACTATCGTGATGGTCGCAGAGGGCGAAATAATCTATATCCTTGTGATGTTTTAGTATTTCATCAACAGAAGAAACTGCAGTTAAGGCACGTTTTTGCCTAACAAGTCTTTCTTCTTTGAAGAATAATTTTATTTCGCCATCTTGCAACAATACAGCGCTACTATCATGATAGCCAGTAACACCTACAATTTTCATAATATACCTTTATTCTTAACCTACACGAGCAGCCTGGAAATGCATACCGTCTGGTCTTGACCATGGACCACCCCAAACCCAACCTTCTTCTTTGAAGGCTTTGACGATAAGAGAGTTTTCTGTGAATGAATACTTATTGTATCCAGGTTTCTTGCCAAGAGCGTTATACGGAGCAGCAATATCAATAGCCAAACCGAATGCATGAGTAGACAGAGAATGTCCACCACGCATGTTACGAATATTCCATGAACCTGAGAATACGTGTAGTTGTTGCGCTTTGATCTTATCGTAATCTCTGCCGTTCTCGTCCCATACGTATGTTAGAACACGAACAAGAGAGTCAGCGCAAATCTTATTCATCCAGCACTTGGTGATCTTAATATCATCCATCCACATAGTATATGGTAGATTAACAGAAACCATATTCTTTTTAAATGTTCCGCCATAGTCTGGTGTGCCGAACTTCTTACGTAGTTCTGTTTGTAGAGGCCAGACATTCTTTTTTAACTTAGATACAGTAGGAACTTGCGACTCTTTAACTGTATTTGTTACGTCAATGTGACCTTCTTCTTTGGCATCTTTGACAGCAACTTCGGTGGTGTATAATTTACCGTCGTATACGAATGTTTCTTTTCCTGCTTTCTTCGCAGCAGCAAATGCTTCTTTAAATGTAGCCATGATAATCTCCTGAAATAAAAAAGGGAGAGCCGAAACTCTCCCCTATTTAGAAGATTACTTGATGTCTACTTTCTTCGGCTTCTTTTCCTCTGGAACTACGTTCTCTAGGAAAATCTTAAGCATACCATTAACATATTCTGCGTTCTTCACTTCAACCGTGTCAGCAAGAGTAAACTTGCGGGTAAACATACGATCAGCAATCCCCTTCCATAGATACTGGACTGGATTGTCAATGGGATCAATCTCGTCGACAGTAAATCCACCCTTAACTACGAGAGTGTTATTAGCTAATTCGATATCTAGATTATGCTTACCAAAACCAGCCACAGCCAATTCAATGCTGTAGTTGTTATCATCAATCTTTACGATATTATATGGAGGCCAGTTTGGGGAGTTGTTTAGGATTGCCTTGGTGTAGGTATCATTAACATTAGTTAGAGTGTCTAGAACCTTATCAAAACCTACAAAATGCTTGTTTAGATTGGACAAATTGAAAACATCGTTTGTCATTTAATTCTCCTTTAGAGCGAGTTTAAGATTGCGTTCCATTAGGCAACGCAGACATAATATAATATGAGAAGAGGGGAAAGTCAACGCCTTCCCCTCAACTTTTTTATTCTGCTAGTAACTTAACGCCATCACGCCCTAGCAAAGCATGAACACGTCCTAGGATTTGGAGAACAACGCCGAACACACCAAGTGCCATCCAGCCGAAGAATACGAAGCCCCAATGCAATGGTGCTACGAATAGTTCTTCCATGAACCAGAAAGTATGACCCCATTCGTTGAGTCCAACGTTTGGAATAATCATAAATGGTCCAATAGCGACAATCAAGAATGCAAGGCTGTAACCATGTGAGAAGTATGGGATACGAGTTCTTGCATAGAAGAAAGCGCCAACTGCAATTACGCTATAAATTGGATATGACATGTAGAACTCAATGATATGACTTGGAGTAAAGTCAGTATCACGAATAACAGTCATATGCCATGTACCATCCTGTTCAGTAAAGAAGGATGCGCCCCAATAAATGGCAGCAGCATACACAACAAGCCACTGAACAAGAACTACTAGACGACGCATTTCCTCACGAGGAGTCACGGCGTCAATATCTCGATCTCTTGTCTTCCAAAGATAACCAGCAAGTGCTAGTCCTGAGACTAACTCAAGCGGAATCTCTGTCCAGAGAATAGACATCCAATATGTCTGAAACTCGGGCGCAAATGAATCAAGTCCAGCCCTCCAGCCGAACACTTGTTCATAGATACGGACAATGAGATAGAATGTGTTTAGAAGGGCAAGCCCAATCCACATTCCACGGAGATCAACGACATCTGACTTTGCTGCAACTGCAGCGCTTGTAGTAGTTACTGTACTCATATATTATTCTCCATAGAGAAAAAATCAAGTGGTCAGTTTCGCCTTTGGTGACGGTGAAACCGCCACTCTTGAGTTTATTTATACTATAACCCCATACAAAAGTCAAATACTATTTTCTTAATGGAGCTTTTTTCCGAAAGTTTCTTTTGCGAAACAATAGATGTCCATATTGCGTTGATCTAGAATAAACATCGGTGTCATATTAGCAGCCTTATATTCTTCTGCTGCTTGTAACACGACTGCAAATCCGCTATCTGGTTCTTTATCGATAGCTTCCCATGCTTCTTTAACTATCTTCTCTGAAACAACTATCAAGTTTTCTATATTAGGTATGTTTTTCATACTATCTGTCTCATTTTTTCTATAGGAGAAAGCTGATCAGAAACATGTTGAACAAAGAACACCTGACATAATCTATCTTCTCTTGTGTTATCACCAACTCTTCCATGCCAAGTCTCGCCGTCAAAAGCTACCAGCCTATTAAAGATTTGAGAAAATCTGGCTGTCTCTTGTAACAATGCGCCATCATGTTCATCAGAATATTCTACTGGTCTATAGATAGCCACCCCTGCGTGCATTTCTTCATCTTTATTTAAAAATATAACTCCAGAAATGACATTATTTGGATCCAGATGAGCGTTATTATCACTACGAAATGTTCCACCATATCGGCTACCCCATAATAACTCTTCTGGTTTATAGAGAGTATAATTTTTACTTTCTACTGGATAATTTTTATGAAAAACGTTTTTGACGATATACTGTAAAGAAGGATCTAATATATCATAAAACATAGATAGTAATTTTTTATTGAAATAGTCGTCAAATTCTGGTTGAACGTCTTTCATAGGAGAAGTTCTCAATCCGATACAACTTGGCATTTTATGAAATGTTTGTTGAAGAGCGAATTCTCTAACCTCGTCTGGATATTCATAAAAATCATCAACGCAAAAAGTAGGAAATTTTTTCATATTTTCGGTAACCTTTCTAGCGGAAAAACTGTATTTTTCGGCATAAACTCTATAAAAAATACTTGCGATAATCTATAATCATTTTCTATATACCTAGTGGTGACTCTATGAGGATATCTGCTACCGTCAAAACCTATAAGTCTATTATATTTGTTTTGGAAAGTAATTACCTCTTCAAGAGGCTTTTCAAAAGATTTATATACAGTCGTTCCAGCTTTTGGATTTGGATTAGGTGTCAAATATATAACACCGCCCATCAACACATTTGGGTCTTTGTGTAGTAAACCATTATTGTCAGGAGAATCAGGATCATCGCTTTTTCTGAAATGAATATGGAAAGCTGTATATACTTTATACCTAACGGGTGAGTCGTAAAAAACAGAAAATAGTTTATCGCAAAATCTGGAGAATAACTCTGGATTTATTTCAGATAGACATTGAGATCTTTTATCATATGGAGTTTGATCTTCATACTCTAATCCAAGAGCGTATTCTCTAATAGCTTCTGGATTTTCATAAAAATCATCAATACAAAATAATGGAAACTTCATAAATACACCGTAAAAATGGAGTTTATCATGAACATAATATTATCTCTCATATCTTCTGGAGCCATCAAGTGGCTTTCTATACTTATAATCATTGGAGGGTTAGCTGGTGGATTATATTCCAAGCATCGTCAGATCGTAGACCTGGAAAAACAAACAGCGCTTCAAGCGTATAATATCAAACAGCTTCAGCAATCTATCAAAGACAAAGATTTGTTTATCGAACAACAACAAGCTATTTTTAAAAATAGAGATGAAGAAGTAGCGAAATTAGAAATCCAAAAACAAGCATTAGAAAATAAGCTAAAAACAATCGAGTCTCGAATTGACGTGGAAATTGGAAAGGGCAACGATCGTCCATCTTCTGATATCCTCAAAAATACAATTAAAGAGTTAAGCCAATGAAAAAAATTATTCCATTGTTAATTGCAGTTCTACTGGCTTCTTGTAATAGTCAGGAGCAGATTGTAACATCATACAAATATATGGTCGCACATCCATCCGAGGCGATGTATTACTGTCCTGTGGTGAAACAGTTTCCGAAGTGGCAGACTCTGACTGATTCTCAGGTTGCGAAGTTGATAGTCCAACTACAAAAGAACAACTTGACATGTAAGTCCTCTATTGAAAGTATTAGAAATTTTATTAATAATGCAGATAAACTCACAAAACCTTAAATCTATTTAATGGTGTTGGAATATTGGCGTTTATACGATGCGCAAAGAAAACGTGAGTTAGCCTTTCGCTTTGCGTGTTGTCGCCTGTTCTTCCATGGTATGATTTGCCATCAAAAACAACCAAACGATTATATACCTGTTTGAAATTAGCAGATTCTATTACAGTTTCTTTTTCGATATCTCCATTACCATATCTGATAGGATCAGTGTTTTCTACAACTCTATAAATGGCAGTTCCAGCATGAGGCTCGGCAATAGGATTCAAATAAACCACGCCAGAGAAAAAACTGTTATCGTCTAAATGGACAGCAGTAGGTATCTCTGATTCATAGCTAGGAACGAAATCTCTATATTTGTGAGCAACGTGAAGCGTTTGATCTGTGTTCTTAGCAAACGTAGAATTGTCTGTTACTCTGTGTAAATGGAAATGAGATCTGATCATCCATTGAACATCGTTCCTACCCATATCGTAAAATACAGATAGCAACTGTTTAGCAAAAACATCGGAAAATTCTGGATTAATTTCGTGTAGCGGAGCGGTTCGTCTGCCCTGACATGGCCCAATGTTATTAAAATCCAGAGATAGAGCGTATTCTCTAATAGCGTCTGGATTGTTATAAAAATTGTCAATACAAAATGCTGGAAAATGTAACATAACTATCCTCTATAATGAAATGAAAAAGGGCGCACGAAGCGCCCTCAATCTTATTCAGCTGGTGGTGGTGTTTCCAAAGCTGTCTTAACAGTTGTCATCTCTGTAATCTTACGCATTCCTGCCATGATTGCAGCGGCAACAATGCCAGCTAGTGGAACTACCATTGTCTGGGGAACACCCCAACCAGTTAGAACTGTAACCCAATCAATTCCTGCAACCTTCTCAGATACAACTGGAAGAACTGCCATAAGAATGGCGATTAGGTAAGTTTTATAACCTTCGAACATGATAACCTCCTATCGATAGATTGTCCACGAAGGACAAAACTATTTATGATAGAGTAGGCTTTCCTACCAACTGTCCTGATGCTCTGAGATATGCCATATAACTGGTTAACTCGGAGAGCGTATTGAAGATCTGGGTCTTATCAACCAACAGTCCGTCAATAGTTTTGATTGTATATGATACTCTAATCATGACACCCTCCTTGGTGTGTTAAAAGTTATCTATTTATATCATAACTTGTTATTTTTGTAAGATTTACAGATTTCTTTTACCTTTCCAGAAAGCAACAACGACAGGAAAACGTAGCTTACCATCAGCAGTCTTATTCTGATAACGAACTGTTACTTCCGTGCCGATATACTGCTCTTTATCCTTTAGCAGCTGCTCCATAAACTCTTGATTACCACGAACGCCTGAGTTCTGAGTAGTACCATCTTCAAGACGAATCTCAACAGATTTAGCATAACCTTCCCAGTTACCTAATCCTTCTTCAATATTGACGATAACAAACTCTTCGTCCTGAAACTCTTTATGCTTGATAAGGTTCTTTGAACGCTTACCTTCATAGGGAGAATTGGGAACACGGAGTATCTGACCTTCATAACCCATTTCGAGATATTCTCCGAGCATTTTTTCGATGTCTTGCTCGACATTAATGAACTGAGTTTGAACAGCACGAACGATAGGATAGTAACGGTCACCGAACGAATTGTAAGTACCGAAGTGCTTGCTGATAAAACTCAAACGATCCATGAACGGCTCATCCATCACACAATCATAAACATGATACTGAACCAGCTTTGATGCTTCGATATAATCAGCAGTCGTCGGCTTAGTCTTACGAACAAGCGATACAATCTTTTCAAAGTTATCACGAAGATCATGATTGTATAGTTCGCCATCAAGAATAGCATCAGGGAATGCCTGGAAGAACGGATCAAGCGCCTCCATAATATGCGGACAAGAGGTAATAGGTTTACCCTGACGTGACTGCATACCGTTTTTGCTAATCAAACAGCGAATACCATCCAGCTTCGGTTGAGAGAAATACGGATACTGTTTATGCTTCTTATCATCGAACTTAGAAGCAAGCATACATTCAATAAACTTAGCACCCTGTTCGGCACCAGAAGGACTGAAATGATATTTGCCCTGATGTAGCTTCTTCTCATATTCTGCTTTGACCTCGGCAAGAACTTGCTCAGCAACAGTAGTAGCGTTTGAACGACCGACATTCTTTTCTGTCGGGCGCTGCCAACCAGAAACTACAATCTTACCGTCAAGAATACCTGCATGAGTGCGATACTTCTCTTCATCGTATTCGATCCACCAAACACGAGTCTTGCCTTTGGTGTCGATCTTATAGAGATTTTGCATACTATTAGACATAACGATCCTTTATGAAGTTTGCCATATAGCGGCGGATGTTCTCTGCACCGACAGGGTTAGCAGAGTGAACCCAGTAATCAAAATCATTCAGACATACATCATTATCCATCACCCAATTACAGAACCATTTGGCAAAGTCATAGCCAG